CTATCAGCAAGACGAACATGGAACTCGGCAACAAGATTACCGAAATGCTGCCAAAGGTCAGCTACTACGACAAAATCTTGCAGAGCAATGCCACAATGACCGTTACTCAGATTGCTCAGGACTACGGCATGAGTGCCATGAGGTTAAACAAGGAGTTGGAATCTATGAGAATCCAGCACAAGGTAAGAGGTCAATGGATATTGTTTGCCCAGTTCTTAGAAGGTGGATATGTTCACAGCAGAGCAGTAGACATCGTAAGGAGTGATGGTCGGCATGATGTGAAGTACAACACCGAGTGGACAACGAAAGGAAGAATCTTCCTATATGAATCACTCAAAGCGAAGGGCATTCTCCCCTTGATAGAGCAGGAGAACACTCCCAGAGATAAGGACACTAGTAGAACAGAGCCATCCAAGGCAGCTAGTGCAAGTCAACAAACCCTCAATTTCGTATGATATGGTAGACCCAGAGATTAAAGAGCAGCTAGACCGCATCGAGCAGTATTCGCTCATAGCTGCAAAGAATGTGCTCAACATTAATGAAGCTGCAATCATTCTTGGTATGACGGTTAGAGGAGTGAGAGAGAACGTCAGGAACAGAATCATTCCTTGCTATAAACCAAACGTCAACCGACTCTACTTTAAGAAGAGTGAGTTGGAAGAGTGGATGACTCAGAACCGCAGAAAGAGCATGGCTGAGTTGAAATCAGAGGCAGCAGCCTATTGTTTTACCCATTAAACAGATAAACTTATGATAGCAGATGTAATGTTGGTAGCTAGCGTAATCGCTTTCGCTGTTGCCGTTAAGGAAATTCACTCCTACTTCAAGGAGGTGGGCAAGTAATATATATGGAGACTGAACCTCACAAGAATAGTTAAGTATTAAGTTATTAGTGTGTTAAGTCTTATAATATTTCAGTCATTGAAAACAGCAGAGGTTTTTTGGAGTTTGCTACTCCCAGTCTCCACTATAACTTTAGTCGTTATAATTTTACATGTTTTAAATTTTTACCAAGCGCAAGTAACTCAGTTGGTAGAGTGTGAAATGTCACGTGTCGTGGGTTCGAGTCCCACCTTGCGCCCTATATAGCCCGATTCCAAGGCTTTATATCGGATAGGATAAACCTTCCTAGAGAGGTACACGTACCCAAAAGGAGCATCATTAACCACAGATGGTGCTTAGACGTGGAAGTGGCAAGCGAGTACATACACCTGATAGGTGGAATTTGGAAAAACTTGGAGTTCACTTGTGAAGAAGCAGACCTGATGCCGTGACCCTTATATAATAAGGTAGCATCTAAAGGTAGGAGCGCACAACTACAAATCGGTTCTAATGCAGCCAGCACGCTTTCTTTCTATTCGGTTCAATAGTTATAATTGGTTATTTTATAGAAATCTGATATATCACAATATGTGCGATTACTAGTGCTGGGAGTCCTAAGCCTCCATGAATGCAGAAGGGAACCAAGGGCGCACGGATGGGTTAAAGCCTCGGAACGTGCGCCCTATTATAGAGAAATTAATGTTTTTTCATACAAATTACATTTTTAATTTTTTGCATTGCGGTAGCGACCGCTCAGGTTAAACAAAAATAAAAAACTCTCGCCCCACCATTCGTGAGAACCGTGGGGCTTTTAATTTGAACATTTCAAACCATACAATATGAGATATAAAGCAAATAGTTGTCACGATTGTTTATTCTTGACAATATGTGACAACCCGAACAAGAATCCAGATGGTGGCTACCGATGCAGCCGCTATGAATGGAAATATCAATAACAACTTAATACATATAAGATATGAAAGAACTTATCGCAATTCAGTCAGAACTGAAAGCCCCGAAGAGTCAGTTCAATAAATTCGGTGGCTACAAGTATCGCAAGGCAGAGGACATTCTTGAAGCTGTCAAGCCTTTGCTCAACAAGCAGAAATGCACGCTAACCATCACAGATGATATTGTGATGGTAGGCAACCGCATTTATGTTAAGGCTACCGCCACAATCAAGAACGAGAAGGGCGAGTGTGAAACAACCACTGGTTGGGCTAGAGAAGAAGAATCAAAGAAAGGTATGGATGGCAGTCAGATTACTGGAGCTTCCTCCTCTTATGCTCGCAAGTATGCCCTCAACGGTCTCTTTGCCATTGATGATAATGCTGATTCTGATACCACCAACGATGGGCAGCATCAGGAAGCGCAGCAGCAGACACAGACTCAGCAGCCAACCGCCCAGCAGACAGCATCCCCTCAGTACCACACGAATGACTTGAACGAAGGATTGGCTTACCTGAGCAGATGTGTTAGCAAAGACAATCTATTGTGGGTAATTCAGCATTACCAGCCACTCTGCTCTAACACTCAGTTCATGCAAGCAGTATCAGCCAAGAAGAAACAATTAGGTATACAATAATATGACAGAAACAACAAAGAAAATCACTTTGAATGTGCCAAGAGTAACATTCATTGAGGAGTCTCATCAGTACTTCATCGGCAAGAAGGAACTTAAAGGAGTCACGGGAACGCTCATCAAGAAAGCATTCCCCGACACCTATAAGAATATTCCGGAGTATGTATTGAAGAAGGCAGCAGAGCGAGGAGGTCTTATCCACAACACGTTTGAAACCTTCTGCTCCATATTCGATGCAGACATCAAGAAGTACCCGAATCCTACGGAAGAGCTTCAAGCCTTCCACAGCATGTTAGTCGCATACGATTTACACTATGTAGCATCCGAGTATCTTGTTACAGATGGTGAGAACTTCGCATCTGCCATTGATGGAATCTTTGCCGACAAGGAAGGCAACATCTATCTGGTAGATTACAAGACCACCGCCACCCTTCACTACGACAACGTATCGCTACAGCTATCCATCTATGCAAAATGGTTCGAGGAGCAGAATCCTGACTTGAAGGTGAAGGAGATTGTCTGCATGTGGTTCAAGAACGGACAGAGCAAGTTCCAGCCACTACCTAGGGTAGCTGATTATCAGATTGACGATTTAATCAACGCTTATCTCGCAGATGATACAGACTATCAGTATAAGGTGGAGGTTCCTGAGCAATTTTCAGCACTAGAGCAGGAGTACAGATTGATAACCGCTCGTATGGATGCCCTGAAAATCAAGCAGGATGATTTGAAAGAGAAGATTATGAAGATGATGGAAGACAACAAGCAGAAATCCATCAAGACCAACATCGGTTCCTACTCTTATGTGGCAGCTACCACCAAGAAGACCTTCGACACGAAGCTGTTCAAGGACACGGAGCCTGACCACTACGAGCACTATCTAAAGGAAACGACCACCAAGCCATCAATAAGAATTAAACTTAATTAAGTATAGATATGAACGTTAAATTTACTGGTAAAATTATTGCAGCAGGGCAAGTTCAGATGGGAACTTCCCAAAACGGAACCCAATGGAGTTCTTGTGAGTACACTATCGAAGAGTTGAACGAGCAGTACCATTCAAGAGCCGTTATCTCGGTATATGGCTCAGACAAGTTGCAGCAGTTCAACATTCAGTTAGGAGAAATCATCACCGCCCACATCGGATTGAAGGCACGCCAATCTAAGGAAGGACGTTGGTTCAATCAGTTGGACTGCTGGAAGGTGGAACGACCAAATGGTCAGCAGCAAGGTCAGGTTGTCCAGAGTCAGGTTGGTGCAGTACCTCAGCCAGTTGGTGGGTATTATCAGCAACAGCCTATACCTATGAGCCAGCCACAGCAGTTTCCCCCTCAGGTTAATGCAAGCGGTCAACCTATTCAGCAGAACGCTCAATATGCAGGTGGTCAACAGCAGGGACTTCCCTTCCCTGCCCCAAACCAATAATATATAAGGTATGGAAATCCATCTAGTAAGAACCTCCACTGGTCTTCGCCCCTACACGGATGATGATTACGAGGAAATGAAAAAGATAAAGGTTGGTTCCATCGTCAAGGCGAACATAGTTCGACCAAGGAACATAAAGTTTCACCGCAAGTTCTTCTCCCTTATCAGAGCAGCATGGGATTGTCTCACAGAGCAGCAGCGCACAAACCTACGTTCTATAGACACATTCCGTGAGCAGCTTCTGATAACATCAGGATTCAGCGAACCGCTTTACGACCTCAACGGACAGAAGTTCTTGGAGAGAGCCAAATCTATCTCCTTCGCCAAGATGGATGAGCCAGCCTTTAATGAAGTATATAGTAGAGTCTTAGACACCATCCTCACGATACTCTATGCAGATGGTGTTACAGAAGACGAGTTTAATAACATTTTACAAAATTATAGTTGATATGACACGTAGAAACGACAAGCGCAACAACAGACGTAATCGTCAGCGCAACAACACCCCAGAGTTACCACCATTTGCACAGATGCTTTTCGGAGCAATCGTTGGCAAAGGTGTAGACATGATTGCCAAGAAGATGGCAGAGAATGCCGAGGAAGAGACTCCTGATATTCATGCAGAAGGCATCAGTAATCAGGACGTTACCAACATCAATAACGGAAAGGCAACCTTATCTAAGTTGCGCATTCCTGCTGATGGTTCGGCAGTAGAGTACCCTATCCCTGATAATCTCCAGTTCTTCTTCGCTGAGGATGGTAAGTTGATGGTTCGTCAGAAGACGGGACATGAAAATGTTCGTATCAAAGAAGAGGAAAAGCCTATCACTTATGATGATATTTGCAAGAGTCTCTTCTGGAAGAATAAGATATACTGGGCTTATAAAGATGGTATTGACTCAGACATGGCATCACCATCAAATTACAAAGATGTTGACAACTGCACAAGCGAGGCTCAGGTAAAGCGCATGATTGCCTTCAACAAGTTGCAGAACATCGCCAAGTATCTCAATGAAGGCTGGAAACCGAATTTTGTTAGTCATTATCAAAATTGGGAAATCGTTAAACTTAATAATAGCTATTATCCAAATTACAATGGTTTAACAAACAAAGGAAGCGTTTACTTCAAGAGCGCAAAACTTGCAAATGAAGCCATCCGCTTAATGGGTAAAGAATCTCTCAACGACCTTTTCTCAACTGACTGGTAATGGCAAGCTACGCTGAAATCAAGGCAAAGCTACAGCAGGAAGGCAAGAAGACACGCAAGCGTTCATCCTATGATGAGCACAACTTGCAAGCCGCAGAGGTCAGGTATATCCGTGGGGTATATCCTGACCTTGAAGGAGTCTTCTTTGCCGTTCCTAATGGTGGCAAGCGAACTTCCCGACAAGCCGCATGGCTCAAAGAAGAAGGTATGAAGGCAGGAGTATCTGATATGCTGCTCCTGAAGCGCACCTCCCAGTACGGTTTCCTCTGCATCGAAAATAAAACACCGAAAGGTAGGCAGGAACCCGAACAGAAGGTATTCCAGCATGAAGTAGAACGGCATGGTGGCAAGTATATCATCGTCCGCTCTATAGATGAATTTATCCAAGCAATCGACAATTATTTAAATGGTGAACTATGACAGATGAAATCAAACAAGCCATCCGGCTTCTAAAAGAGAATGGCTACAAGGTTACCGCTCCTCCCAAGGAAATCAAAGACGAATATACCTTTGAGCGAGCATGGAACCTATACGAAAAGAAAGTTGGCTGCAAGGCTAAACTGGAAAAGAAGTGGAACTCTATGAATCAGAAAGACCGCAAGGCAGCTATAGAGTACATACCTCTCTATGTAATCTCACAGCCCAACAAGCAGTACAGAAAGAACTTCCAAACCTTCCTTAACCAGCGAGGATGGGAAGACGAACTCATCGGAGCAACACCACCGCCAGCATCCGTTAACGAGAATCCTTCCGAAATCAGTCAACTTATCGCAAAGACGAAGGCTGAACAGAACGTAACAAATGCGGATAAGGACAACGTTTTCAAGACACGCATCATGGGTATGATAGAGCTTCTGCAAAAGAATCCTCATAGCCTATGCCGAAAGCAGTTGGAGATATATCGTGATAACGGAACCTTGGAACGCTTGGGCATCCAATGGAATCCATAAACCACAAATCTGTTTACCAAAATGATAGCAATCAGTAAGTACAACAAGCAGCATCCTCTCAGAGTCTTTGAGGCTTTTGCAGGATATGGCAGTCAGAGCCTAGCCTTCAAGTACCTCAAAGATAAGCATCCTGAGTTCGACTTCAAGGTAGTGGGCTACTCAGAGATAGAACCATCAGCCATCCAAGCCTACGGACTCCTGCACGGAAGAGACATACCTAACTTTGGAGACGTGACAAGGATAGACTGGCATCAGGTTCCCGACTTCGACTTCATCAGTTGGTCTTCTCCATGCCAAGACTTTTCCAATGCAGGACTTCGCCAAGGAGCAGAGGAAGGCAGCGGCACACGTTCTTCCCTTATCTTTCAGGAGAAAAGAATGCTGGCAGTCAAGAAACCAAAGTATGTGATGCTAGAGAACGTAAAAGGTCTACTCACAGAGAAGATGAGGAAGTACTTCTTCCAGTACCTCAAAGACCTCGACTCCTTTGGTTACACCTCCTTCTACAAGGTACTGAATGCCAAAGATTACGGAATCCCTCAGAATCGTGAGCGCATTTTCGTAATATCCATCCTACGCACAGAAGACGAGCCGAACCCAGAGTATCACTTCCCTTCTCCCATTAAGCTAGAGACAACGGTTGAGGACATCTTGGAAGATGGTGTATCTCCCGAATATTTTCTATCTCAGCCGCTCCTAGAAAAGTATCTCACCAAAGCAGACATCAATGAATCAATCGAAAAACTCTACCCCGAAGATAGCAATACCGAAAACTGCTGATGGATGCTCCCCTACCATCACATCATCATTTGGTGCAGGAATCAGCATAGCCAATCTTCTTGGTGTTGACCATTTCCCTAAGGGGGGGTATTGATAATCAAAAAGTTACAAGCAGAAAACTGCTCATCAACTCAGACGTAGATGGTTTAAGTAGAACTATCCGTACAAGTTATTATAAGGCTGGGGTTGCTAACTATATACATAACGATGGCAGAGCAGCCAATGCAGTCTTAATCATCAAGAAATTATAATGTGCGACAAAATTATAAAGCTAGCAAACCTCCAAATCAAAGGCAGAATAGAGCAGCAGACCAGAGTCTACTCCACCAAGGGAATCTCTCCTACTCTCAATTCTGCTATGGGTCACGGAGGTAATTGCATTCCACTATTCTTAATCGTCAAAGAGATATGATAACAGGAGGAAAGAGAATGAAATCCCTGCTCCTATCGGGGAAGGTGAAACCTGATGTAGGTGGTCAAGTTCTCGACATCTACAACCAAGCAGTAATGCAAGGTATCTCCCCTACCATCAAGACAACCATAGATACAGCAAACATGACATTCGTAACAATCATGAACAAAGAAATCATTCATACCGCTCCAAACGGAAAGAAATACTCCATCCAAATCAGAAAGTACACTCCAAGAGATTGTTTCCGACTGATGGGAGTTCACGAAGCTGATATAGACAAACTCCTGAGCAAGGAGAAATCTGGTCAACTCATCATCAGCAAGAGCAAACTATATGCCCTTGAAGGAAACTCAATAGTAACAAACTGCCTGACCGCCATGTTCGAGGAACTGATATTCCCCTCAGGAAATCACTACCACGACAAGACTGGTCAGCTATCACTCTTTTAGCTTATGGATATTTTTGGATATATCAAGATAGGCAAGCGTATCAGCAAAGCGCACAAAGCCATGTTCACCCACAAGACCATGGTAATATGGTACAAAGGCAACCCAATCATCGGAACAATGCACGATGGCTTGTGGTATCAACAAGACTTGAACGGAATGTGGGAACTATTAATGTTCCAGTCCGAAGTCACACACGTCTCATTTTTACCTTCGCCAAATGAAGACAGAGAAAGAAAAAATCCTAGCCATCATCGCTGAGATTCAGGCTGAGCGTGAAGCTGCCCACATCGTGCCGCCCCACGTCCTAACAGCCGAAATCATCAACCGAGGATGCCATCAGCCGTATCAAGACCTCAACGAGTTATGTGCAGAAGGCAAGATAAACTGGTGCAGAACCCTCAACGATATGGCATTCACTATCAGAAAATAATAAAATCAAGAACAATATGAAAATTATAACGCAGAAAGAACTGGCATCCTTAGCAGAAGATGCTTTTAAGAATGCCGAAAAGCATGGTTTCTATCCTAAGAACACAGAAATAGAAACCGAATTGATGCTCATTATCACGGAAATGGCAGAAGCTGTTCAGGCAGACCGACACAATCGCCACGGAAGTATTGAAGACTATGAGAGCGAGATTCAGATGGGCAGAGATATTCCTACCGCCTACAAAAACTCTCTTGAAGGAACGGTTGAATCCGAGTTCGCTGATATTGCCATCCGTATCTTATCACTCTTAGGATGGATGAACAGCAAAAGCCCTATTAAAATAAATAGCAATTCTGTTCTTGCTGATGAATATGAAATTGGCAGGATTCAATACACGATTCAAAACAAGATTCATAGGAGCAATATCGCAACCGATTTATATCGGTTAAATGGAAAGTTTAGTTCGTTTGTTGATAATGAATCATCCTATTGGTTCGTATCAAAAACTCTACAGAATATTCTTATGCGGACTTTCGCAATCGCCCACAATCACAATATCGACCTGATGGAGCATATCAAGTTGAAAATGCAGTATAACGAATCTCGTCCGTACCTACACGGATGCAAATATTAGGAGGACAGCAATATGTTTGGAATAGAACAGATTTTAAGAAGATGTTTATTGACGTTGAGTGATGGTAGCAAAATCCAAGCTACCATCTACATTCCAAAGCCAACCAAACCCATCTTCCCTGAGCAGATGGAACGCAATATCATCGAGAATTTTAATAATTCGCAACCTCTTGCAGTAAACAAGGTTGTCAAGTGTCACATCATGAGAAATTAAAGTTATGGAAGATTTATCTATTGGGTCAGAAATCGTCTTGAAGGTGGTTGAAAGCGAGACAGAAGGATGTAATGGTTGCTTCTTTGACGAGATAAGCAGCAATATTTATGAAAATATCTGCAAAGATATTTGTTGTGCCGCAATCGACAGAAAAGACGGAAAGAATGTTCAATTTAAAAGAGTGAAGTGATATGGAAGAAAAAATTAATGTAGCGGAAATCCTTTCTGTAGATAACTTGCCAAATGAAATTTGGAAAGACATTCCTGGGTATAACGGTTACTATCAAGTCTCTAATTTGGGAAGGGTTAAGTCATTAAAGAGATTTTTCAAGACTGGAAGAGGACGTATTGCAGAAACAAAGCTAAGAATTTTAAGACAAGCAGATTCTATAGATGGTTATAAAATGGTTGTGTTATGTGTCAATGGAGAACAACTTACAAAACGAGTTCATCGTTTGGTTGCTATGGCATTCATCCCAAATCCACATAACTATCCTGTAATCAATCACAAAAATGAAATAAGAACTGATAATAGATGTTCTAATCTGGAGTGGTGTACTGTATCATACAATGATACATACGGACATGCTTTGGAAAAACGAAAGGAACAGCTAAGTATAAAGGTGTATCAATACGACTCCTCTAAAAAACTTATTAAGATATTTCCGTCAATATCGGAAACGGCAAGAGTTGTTGGTTGTAATATAGCGTCTATATATTATCATATTAAGCATAAGTGCAAGAAACCGTATCGTGGTTATTATTACCGCACTACTGATGATTGGGAAGGAGGTGAGCAATGATTAGAGACGATGCAAAGATAATTGTAACACCAACTGGTGTATCACTTAAAGAAGTCTTGACTAAAGAAGTAGTTAAGGCGCTCAATGAAGAAGCTTCCATCTATATGAATTATGAAATCCCAGAAGTAAAGCTTGGTGGCAACCCTCCTAGTGGTAAGGAAAACCGCAGAACTAGGAGGATGTTTGAACTTAGAAAAAGAAAGGGTAGATTATGATAGATGATAATAAAATAGAAGCTGCAAAGGAAGAAATCTACGAGGATAGATTCTTGCTCAATGGTGAAGAGATAGTCTTCAATAATGATGAAAAGGAGGAAATGTTCTACAAAGAGGACATCAAAGAAGCTATTGGACTAGGTGCTAAGTGGGGTATCAATGAGCTATTGAAGGACTTGTGGCATCCTGCTAGTGAAGTTCCACGTAATGACAACGGAAAGGTTCTTGCGTTCTCAAGAAAAGTCGGTTTTAGAAAGCTCTACGATATGAACGATGAACTTGATAAAACCACTTGCGATACATATCAAGAAATGTGGGAAGAGAAAGTCAAGACGTTCCATTTGTCTGATTGGATATTCATAGATGAGTTGTTTGATTTAATTATCAGGAGGTGAGTAATGAAAACATTTGTATTTGATATAATGCTCGACGGAAGATTCATCTGCACATTAAAGTATAAATATTGTGCGCTCTTCCCGATAGATTTTGAAGAATTAGAGAAGTTCATTCTCAGTAAGAAACCTTCTCTGAAAGGAAAGTATTTTAGAATTGTATTTTGATTATGAAACAGAAATTATTAAATATCAAGCACAAGTTAATCGCTTTATGGTGGTTCTTAACAAGAAAGAACTACTACCTTCTGTCATACAACGGCAGAGTAGGTAAGACATTGGAAAGCACTAATATTATAATTCCCGAGTTCATCGAATGGGTAAGAAAGAAGCATGGTGTGCCTACCAATCATGAGATAATCATGGAGTTGAAGAATATCGGCAACCTCTGTAGAAGCACAGATATTCTTGCATATAATGAGATTAAGGCATTGATTGAGAAACTTGAAAAGTAAATCGTATGTTGACAATATTATCAATAATATTCATAGCTATAGGCATAGCATTTATGTATGTAGGCATAAGAATTTGCAGAGATTTATGGTATGCTCATATCGGACTGCTTATTTTCGTGATAGGCTTATGCTTAACTTGTATGGCTATACAAACATAAATGGAGGTGTAGATATGTTAAGAGAAGATATTAGAGGAATATGTCACAGACCTTGTATCTACAATGATAAAGGTAAGTGTGATATGTGGGATGAGTTATCTGTTCCTAATGAAACAGAAGAGTGTGAAAATCAAACAGATGTTTAACCGCCTCGGGCATAAATAGATAGAATATGAATGCAACAGAAGCAAAGAGAAAGTTGTGTGAGTTGAGAAGTAGTCTTAGAGACAAAGAAGCAGACAAGGCTATTTGGATAGCCATTCGTGCTATTGACACTTGCACAGAAAATGGATTTATTGTAGAAGATTAACTATCCTGCAAAGTATATAAATAGATAGTAATATGGAAATAATACCAGCTTGTATCAACTGTAAGCATATAAAACGACAATATGGCGTCTTATATTGTGATGTTGATAAGTCAAGAGTAGAAGAATCTGATTGTTGCGATGGTGATAATTGGAATTTTGAAAGTATATTTAAATAAACTAACCACCATCTCCCTATTGCAGGAGAGGGTAAAAAGAAAAGAATATGGATGCAAATAAAATAGTATTAGCTAGCTATATTGCATATCTCCAAGGTATGTATAGACGATATGGCAATATAAGTATTGCGCAACTAAAGCATATAGAAAGAATCAGAAAAAAGGAGGATAAGCAATGAGTAAAGTAACTGCAATTAATATAATTATCAAAAAGAAGAATCAATTAAGAAAGCATAAAGAGGGATATGTTTCTTACATTAATATTGATGAAGTTCTTGTGTGGTTGAACGATATTCAAAAAGAATTGGAGGATGATTATGACAAGAGAAGAATTACAAAATAAATTCGGCGATGCTATCTGTGAGTATTGCAACAAGAACATTATTTCAAAATATAACATCGGCATAGGTTGGCTTTGCGAAGGTTCTTTTTGCGAGGAAGCACAAGATGACTACGCAGCAGAAAATAACATAGAGTTGGAGGATTGATATGACAAAAGAAAAACTTTTAGAAAAGGCTAGAGAGTTCGAGAAAAAGAACAAAAGTTTCACTTGGAAGCCAATAGATTTCCCAGAGGATATGACAGAGGAAAACACTCTTTATGAACTTGTATCAGAAGGAGATAATATGTATTATGCTTTGAAAGAAGCGGTCAAGTTAATAAGTGATTTAGCTGATGAGTTAGAATATAAAATAGAAGTGGAGGGTTAATTATGAACAGAAATCAAGCTAAAGAATTTTATCCTATTCTGCAAGCTTATGCTGAAGGAATGGTAATTGAGTGTAGAACCAAACCAAGTGCATTAAGCAAAAGCTGGCAAGATATGAATGAATGGACGGAAATGGAAGAGCTTGAGTATTGGAACAATATCGAGTATCGAATCAAACAACAAAGCGAAGCAAAGTTCCGACCATTCAACACCGAAGAAGAATGCTGGCAAGAAATAAGAAAACATGAGCCGTTCATTAAATACAAGGTCATAGAAAGCAGTAAGGACGTTTACCTCATTATTCAAAGAATAAAGACAGACGGAATCGAAACAGATGTTGAGCGTCTTGATTTTGAAATGGCTTTTGAATGGTTCACCTTTGCCGACGGAACTCCCTTCGGTGTAAAACTTGAATAGTTATGTTTGGATTTTATGTTATACTTACCCTAGCTGTTATGTTTATAGCTTGTATGGGTGGAGTTTTCGGTTATTTAATTGCTAAAAATATTGAAGAGACAAATATGAGCATGCAAATATGTAAGGAAGCCTATCAAGAATTGATAGACGGAGATATAGAATGGCTTCTTAGACAGCCTAGAGACCTAGAAAGAGACCATATAGAGGCAGTGCTAAGAAAGAGTGTTGAACTTTTATACGGAAAGGAGGAATAGCTTATGGCTGAATTGTTATTTGACATTTTTCTTTTTTCTTGTACGACTGCTATAGGGTTTATAATAGGATATTATTCACGAAAGTAAAATAGCTTATGAAAATAGAAATCAAAAGAGTAACGGACTGGCAGCGTGTAGTGGATGCTGCTCGGTTCACACAAGGCAAGGAACCGCTGGGACATGAGCCTAGCGATGAGTTCAAGAAACAGATGATTCTCAGCGAGCATTCACCGCTCAGGGAATTGGAGTTCGATATTAAGATGTATGGCATACCATACTGGGTGAGCAACCATTTTGTTCGCCATGTTCATGCTCAGCCATTTGTCTCCACATCTAGACCAGATATTACTGGCTCCAAGGTATCACGTCACGATATGCGGCAGGATGATTTGGTCAACTTGCAGCTATCCCTCAACGCTCAGGAGATTATCAATATCTCTAAACTGAGACTCTGCAACAAGGCATCAAATGAGACAAGAGAGGTGTGGTACTTTGTTGTTGATGAATTGGCACGTATCGAGCCTTTGCTTGCATCCGCTTGCGTTCCTCAATGTGTATATAGAGGTTTCTGCCCTGAGCCGAAATCATGCGGAAGAACTAAAAGCAACATATTTTCAGTCATAAGAAAATACTACAAAAATCTCGAAACATATTAAAGTAACCACCCAATGAAATATCCAAAATTTAACGTCAATGAATTTGTCGGTGGGCACTTCGAGTACACCACTCCCTGCCCATTCGGCATATACGGCAAGTACACCAACGAAATACTATATGTTGGTAGCCTTGCTTGCCAGCGATGCGAACACTTCCGAGGTATCAACAAAGAAGATGGTATCGTTTCTTGTGGAATCGAATAGTTTTAAGAGTGCAGCCTATCTGCATTCATCTTAATAATTAATCAAATTTTATATATGAATACAAAGAAAATCTCAATCATTCAGCGTATCAAGGAGAAGTTCCTTGGCAAGCAGTTCTTTATTGCAGTAATCGCTAACAAGGGAACCAGTTCCTACTTCGTCAACTCAGACATCTACCGCTCAGAGAAGGAGGTGAAGGCTTACAAGAAGTACATCACCACAGACGAGCGGATGAAACAGAGCTTCGATTTCGTAGGCTATTATGGTTTCCATTCAAAGTTCGACTTCCGCATTCCTCTTAGCGGAAAGCCAGTATCAGTTGAAGAGGCAAAGAAACTGGCTGAGAAGTAGTATGGGAAAGTTGATAGACCTTACTGGACAGCGTTTCGGCAGATTACTCGTCTGCCGAAAATCTGATAAAGAGAACCACCAGCATGGTGCGTTCTGGATATGCAAATGTGATTGTGGCAGAGGTTGTACGGTTCTAGGTTCTGCTCTTCGTAACGGACGAACCAAATCATGTGGCTGTTACCGCTCTGAGCGAGCATCTGCCATCATCACCAAGTATGGCAACCGCAAGGGTAGACCCAAGCGGAAAGACAAAGTTAACGGATAATATCCATTTTATCATTTTTCATATTATATTTGCAACATGAAATTCAAGTATTTAATAGATAAAATCAATGGTTTCAGACACCGCAACGATTTTGTGGTACTGGACGGAAGAGCCAATTCGGTCACGCTCTCCAAGGGAATCTATGACCACATCATGCAGAAGGAGCGAACAGACAATTCCATCTTCGTGTTCAGGTTATCTGACCGAGGTACATACGGATTCTGCATGCGTGAGGACTGGGAAGAACTTCGCAAAGCCAATACCGCCTTCACTCAGCTTCAATTCAATCAGAAGTATAAGAAGGTAGGTTTCAGAAGTGACTACCCTTCCATCACCGCCATCCTTGATGATTACAATCTTCCGCTCAACAAGATGGTTCGTCTTACTTGCATCCCACGCAAGTCAGCCAAAGGCGAACCTTATTACGAAATCATGCGACCAAACTTAAATTCGAGCACATGGCAACAAGACAAGAAGTAATACTCAAAGGGCTTACCCACTCTCCATCCGACTACGATTGTCAGGATGGGGAGTTGGCAACCTGCCTCAACCTCATCAACGAGGATGGGGCACTCCACCCTATTCACCAGCCAGTAGTAGCCGAGCCGAACATCACGCTGGATGCAGGAGATACCATTGAACTGGTGCATAAGGTAACACACGATGAAGCGATTCACTCTCACTACATCATCCGTAAATCAGATGATACTTGGTACTGGATGGAGAAAGGTGGTGACGGAACCAAGAACACCATCGACTTAAACGGATTCCACGTCAATGCAGTTACAGCCGTAGGTAATATCCTTTCATTTGTTGGCGATAGTAAGATATTATATTGCTATTGGGATAATGGGATTTATCGTGTTGTCGATTTTACGGAGGTAACTTACGATGCAAAACTTACACGCACCTCATTTAAAATGAGCGTAGATAGTTGGGTTAAGGATAATACTATCACCGAACAAGGATATACTCTTCCTTTAGAGGATTTTGATTCTTATGGATTTCCTGAAGAACTAGGAGAAAATGTAACTACTAGACTTTTCGCTAGTCAGGATGCCTATGTTAACAAATACATGGACTCTTATTCTTTTAAATACATACAATTTGCTATCCTTGCTATTCAACTATATGATGGCTCATACATACAAATTGGCAATCCATTTATACTTGCCCCAAAGGAAAGAATAGAAGATAGTATCGGATTCCGCTGGACTAGAGATGGAGGTGGAATGACAAGTGGAAATCTTAATCTTACTTATGAAGCTGATAATATATATGCAACCTATAAAGGTCAAGAAATAGATAACTACGAGCTTTCCGTAAACATTAAAGATATTGACAAATACAATACTTTAATTAAAGGGGTTGACATGTTTATTTCTAACACCTTATTCCCTTATAATACGAATGGCAATATCATTGCTAAAGAAAATTATTTCTATTTCCGCAATGATAAAGGACGTATGAAAATATCAGATTATTCGTATATAAATGGTAAGTTTGTAATGGGTGTTAGAAACTATCATTACCAGCCATATACAGAAGAAGAGATTTACGAGAAAATCGACAATTTGTCATTCTATAAGAGCACAAGTTTCTCTTTTGATGATGTTAAGGATGGAACTTCAAAGAAACTGAAAAGGGTTTTAGGAACAGAAGATAGTTTTCCTATTGCAGACCTTCAACGAGAATCGTATGGTGCAATGTGTGCTATAACATATAACAACAGATTACATCTTGGAAATGTTATGTCTTCCATCACCACACGATGCAATAATGGTAATGGGTATTATTCTCCAGTTGCGCCAAACAAGAGCCTTGTGGAGGATAGTTATCAGTTCTTGTTTAGATACGAACCAAAGGGGCAGTTCAATGGAAACTACATAGATAACTTCGGTACAGACCAAGATGGTAGCAACTGCATAGATAAGATATGCCAAGTTGTTTCCAAAGTATATCTCAAAATAAACAACAAGGATGAAGTTTTTTCTTATTACGATGAACTTCATTACCCTCTACCACCTATTCTTTCTTTCCCTTCAAACAAGGCGAAAGTAATCGATTTACTTATCAGAATCCCAGAGAGAGGTGTTTACTCTTGTTATAAAAAGTCATTCAGCTTATACGAGAGCGAAACATTTGGTTTTAACTATGCGGTCAATTATTCAAATGGAACATTCTGCCCTATCCAAGCTAACGATGTTACTATGAACTACGAGAGTTGGGCGGTTACTATATCCCAAGACCCATCGTGGAAGAAAATTTCAGAAGAAGAGTTTAATCAAGAGAAAGCAAACATCAAAGAATCAACTATAAATGGCAGCAGGACACCATCATTAGTCAAGGTGAGTGAAGCAGAGAACCCTCTAGTCTTCCCTGCAAAGAATAGTGTTCAGGTTGGCTCCTCCATCGTTAGTGCAATGGCAGCCAATACACGACCAATCAGCGAAGGTCAGTTTGGTGATGCTCCTCTTTACGCTTTTACCGATGAAGGTGTATGGGTATTAATGCTTGGTAGCGAAGGAACCTATATTGCCAGACAGCCAGCCAACAGAGATATTTGCTCCAACCCTAAGGGTATTTTGCAAATAGATGATGCCGTTCTGTACCCTACCGAGCGAGGCATCATGATGCAACGAGGGCGAGAATCTGAGAGCATTACCGATGTACTGGATGATTATCCTTTCGATTTTCGAGCCATTTATTCACATTCAACAAAGGATAAGACCTATCCGATTAAACTCCTTGCACTAGGTAATATCCCTGAGTCAGATGTGAAGTATGTCCGTTTCCGTAAGTATCTCGAAGAAGCTGGCATGATTTACGACTATTACGATAGCCGCATCATCGTGTTCAATCCGAATTATACTTATGCTTACGTTTACTCTTTGAAAAGCAATATGTGGGGAACCATGCACAATGTATTCAATAAGCGAGTAAACATATATCCTGAGTCATACGCTACAGACAAAGAAGGAAAAATACTTGATGTATACGTGAAGGAGCCAACAGAGAATGTTCCTTTCTTCCTTTGCAGTCGACCTTTAACACTTGGGCAAGATGTTTACAAGACTTTGTTCGATTGCATCACAAGAGGATATTTCAGCAGCATTCAGGCAGGAAAATGTGGGACGGTTCTATTCGGAAGTAATGATTTGGTTAATTGGTACTACGTTGGTTCTTCTGTTAATATGTATCTCAGAAACCTTGTTGGTTCTCCATACAAATATTTCAGGCTTGCACTTATGGGCAGCCTTGACCCAAAAGAATCTATCAGCGCATTATCTATAGATTTCCAATCAAGATTACAAAATAAACTCAGATAATTATGGCAGAATATACATTATCAGATTTTAATCAGGATTTAGCAAGAAAAGGTGCATCTGTAGGCTATATGGATAGCAATAATAAAATTCATATAGCAACAGAAACTTCCTTTTATATAAACACAAAGACAAATTTTATTGGATTTGTTAGATTTGTTGATGACTATTATGAATTTCTTTTTGATGGAAGTTTCTATATAGGATTTAAAAAGCAATATCTTAAAATTGTTTCTACCACCATCACAAAGACAACTGGCACGAAACTCGTCAGAAAAACTTCTTCCGATGGAACATCAAATGCTCGCCCATTCCCTAGAAACGGAATAGCAACCGCATCAGAGACAGGTGGAACAGAGGAAAGCGACAAAGAAGAGGAAATCTTCTCCATCGCTACCCTACAGCCTAGAGAAGAAGTAGCCGCAAGTTGCTTGCAGGCTATGCTACAGAAGTATGAGAATCCGCTCAATATAGACAACACCAAGATTAAGCAACTTGTAAGCAAGTCTTACTTGTTCGCTCAGGAGTTCATCAATCAGGCAGTTCTGTATCGTGAGAAGGAGACTACATCGATAACCGTTGAGAACAATAAGTACGCATCAGTTGATTCTGATTTTCTCAGCAGCGACACCGATAAACTGCTCTACAACATAGCTACAGCTATCAACAACTTTATCGCTCAGGATAAGAACCAGTATGCCGACCAACAGAAGAATGGTTTGAAGCTGGCTGCTACAGACGTAAATGTCAAGACCTTACCTGAGAGTATCAATATTAATGCTGCTGTTACTGGTTCGGTAACTACCAAGCAGGAGTCCACGTCTAGTGGAACATAAACTTAGATAATATAACTTTTGTCATTTAATACAATAAAGGGAAGCAGTCCGTGATGGATAGCTTCCCTTACTTTATCTTAGCCTTAAACGACTAACCTAAAATGGATGCAACCTGATTCTCGCTCTGCTAGCCGAGCGGTTGCTGGCATCCTTTATCTTCTTTTTCTTATCCTCAGCCAGTGCCCAGAATCTATCAGCACCATCAGGATAAACAATCATCAACCACTCATAAAGGCATTGGTTCACGATGTAGTCATGCAAGTAGACGGTCATGGTATGTACACTTGTCTTAGAAAAACCTTGCGGCATCCGCATAGCCAAGTAATAAGCATCCTCATCATTTGTCGGGGAACCTATACACTCTTCCCACTCGTTGGAATCAAAGCCGCCACCAAGCATTTCCACCTTGGTAAAACGGAAAAGCATTTCTCTGCAATCCTCTACTGCTGAGTCTAGAATCCTTGCTAACTTATCTCTGTTTCCTTCCTCTGATACATCAAACACATTCTTTAATTGTTTAGCATCTATACCTTTCTGCTTGGAATAAGAGTCAGCAAAAGAAAAAGCAGTATTCTTGATGTCATATACCAACTCTTTCTTTTCCAACTCTATCATCACTTTATATCCTTTATTACAATACCTCATATCCTATCCTCCTATCTTGTTGGTCTTTTACGTGTATAAATGATTGCATCAATCTTTAGCAGCAAAACGTTTGCCTTGGAGAGATAATCTTCTACCTTATCCTTATAGACTACTGAGCACCATTCTGCTACTATTTTGTTGACTACATAACTAATAACCGTTGATTCTAAGGTCTTAAATAAACTCTCATTAAAAAGGATGCTTACTCTCAGACCAAAGACCTCGTTGCTGCCTGAGTCACACTTCTGCCATCCAAGAATACTCTCCAAGGCTACGGAAACATCATCAATGGAATCTTCCCAAAAGCCTTCCAGCATTTCTCTATCAGCTTCCGTCACAAACACTTGGTCATACAGACTTTTTCCGTTTTTATCCAAGTTCTTTCCTCCTATGTAGGCAGTAGTCTTTGCCACCTCCTCATAGATGTCACTTTTCGTGATTGTCAATGTGAAATTTGCCATTCTTTATCTTTTTATAGAGTTTATAGCCTAATACGATTAACAGCATGCAGAGTGCTCCAAATGACCATACTGCATACTTCAACTGAAACTGCTCCCACTTGGAGAGTTGTTTTTCTACTGGGTAGGGAACTGGGATGGAGTCTCTTTTCAGGAAAGAATCCACCCTTACTTTGTACACATTCTTGAAGACGGTCTTCTCATGCCATCGGTCAAGAAAGCAAGTATCTCCCTTCTGTCTGAGGAAGATTGAATCACGCACAAAAACGCTGTCAGAAGTATGCAGCGTATCGTGTTTTACTACGTCCCGACATATAACTTTTTCCATCGGGACATATTTTGTCTTGCATCCCGACAGAAAAAAAGCCACCAGCAAGATGCCTATCACGTAAAGTGCTACTTGCCAAAAATCAGTATCGTACCATTTTACTTTCATAGGCTAAACATTAAAGACCTTCTTTGCTCTTGTAAGGAACTTTCGTCTTGATTCCAAGCCGTTGGTTCCTCCATTGATTGTTTTGGTAATAGCCAAGAAACTATCACTATCAGCCAGCTTGTTCAGGTCATGTTTCCACCACCACCACATAGCACTCTTCGTTGCTCCTAGCGGAAGCTCCAGCAACTGAGGATTCTCCATGATGTCACCAGTACAATATTTGCTGTTCTGATAAGCCTGATAGTTGGCTCTGCCAGTAATCTGAATCAAGCCCCTGCCACGATACTTGTAGCCATCACCATCCTTCAAGTTGCCGAGCATGTTCTTCAACTTGCCAACATCATACTTATGGAAGTAGTTTCTGTTGCCGAGTTCCTTGGTGTATCTCAGTTCGCCACTCTCATGTGCAATCTGAGCCAAGAAATGAGCCATACGCTTAGGAGTATCAATATGGAACACCTCAGCATAGCCATTGATATAAGGAAGAAACGCATCCACCTTATCCTTCGCATTCGGCATAATCGCTAAAATCTGTTCTCTTGTTACCTTCATACTACTTGCCCTCCTTAACTTGTTTCAGCATACTTGCGAGTTCATCCTTCACCTTGCTCTCAAAGTTGCCTAGTTTTGTCTTGAAATAAACGTTTACCCCGAATATTGCTCCAGAGTAAACCAATGTCTGACTAACGTACCATAGTACACCATCAGACACTACATAATTGTTGAGAAAGAATGATAGGAAGGTGAGTACAACACCACTCACTAGCATTCCTATAGCTGCACCATATTGCAATTCTTCACGTACATTTGGAGTCATATCTTATATTTATATATTATTAATAATATGCAAAGATAAGAAATGATTCCCAATTAGTTACTTTATCCGTTTATTGTGTGCCATATTTTGCTGGTAGGATGCAAGCAGTCAGGGTCTTGCAGATACTCGATAGCCATCAAAACCACCATTTCCTTCAACTCATCAGCATCTTTGCTATATCGCTCCAGCATCACATGATGGTCACTTCTCATCAGGTTCATAGTCACAGCCAAATCATGGATGGTATAGTCAGAAATATCATCCTGATGCTTGTCAAAGGCTTCTCTTATCTCATCATCCGAGAAGAAAGGAGCCATGTGCTTTGTTCCGTCAGCATCCTCATACCACATCTTGCTGATAGCATCATCGGCAAAGTGTTTGTCAAAATGCTCTTCGCTCAACACACCATACACCATCGCACAAAGATGATGTACTTCATCATCACTCAACTTGAAAGAGAGACACTTGCCGATAGCCTTAGCTATAGCCAACATCTGTTCAGGAGCCATTTCCTGCTGATACTTTTCTACGAAATCTACGAAATTCATACCTATACAAATTAAAAGTTTATGATGTTGCAAAGATACGAATATCTTAAACGCAGCACCATAAACTCGTAGATATTTCTGTAGCTATCTGAATATCAGACAAATACAATTACGATAAAAACACCTCCTTTCTTTATTCGTCCTTAAATTTAGTTCTCTTTTCTCCACCCCTCGTCCAGATGTCGTTTTTCTTGCGTTTCGCCACCTTTCCGATAACGTCATTCTCGTAAAGTTCGGGCTTATTCTCCCTCCCTTGGGTCTCTGAAGCAACACCACCATTCGGATTGCCACCTTGGCTGGCATCAGGTTTCCCATTGCCATACCATTTCTGATTATTCTCCTTGTCTGCTATCATAATTATAAATTATTGATTATACATTATTAATTATGCCGCCAATGGTGGGTTCTGTCCGTCAGGACTAACTCCCTGACCGCTCATCATCTGCTGCAACATCGCCTGAGCCTTCGGATTGCTCTGTGATGCCTGAGCAACTTGGGCTTGAAGCTGAGGAGAGAATCCTTGTGGAGTCTCACCATTCTGAATGGCTTGCTGGTTGGATGCAACCGATTGCAGCAACTCCTCTCCAAATGGGAAATCTCCTACTTGCAGCAATTGCTCCAGCGTGATAGCCTGATTCTGCCACAAGGTCATAAGGAACTCGTTAGCCATCTGTCTGTATACTGGTGTAGCCGTACTTTCCGTGATGTTGATGTCAAACTCAACGTCTCGTATTTTCTTAGGGTCGTAGTGTGCAATCTGTCCTGCCCTACCAACAATATTGAAGTTGCGAGCCACGTCATAGTACTGCTGCATATTTTTCACGGTCTTGTAAGCACCATCAATGATAAACTGGCTGAAAGTCTCCAAAATATCAAGCAGAGACATGGTAGCATTCTGAGTCTGCTGGGCATAAAGCGAACCGCTCGTACCTGATACTCCTGGTTTACCTTGCAGCGCACCATTCACTCCCGATATATCCTCGAAGAACTTCAACTGATAGCTGAGCAAATCACCGATACCGATGTTCGTAGAGTTGTTCGCCACTTGCTGAGGAACCTGACCGCTCTTGTTTGGCTTGTATCTCACCACACCATTGAACCTACTCCACTCATCGCAGAAATCATCCCAACTCATATCATCAGGAAGACAATCCTCAGGACAGAGCAGCACACCCTTGGCACTCGCCCTCATGATGAAGTCATACATCGTAATAAGTCGGTTCACGTATCTCTGCTGGTCAATCACATCTTCCACGAAGCTGTGAATCTCGCCATCAATGAAAGGATAGAACTTGAAACAATAAGGATGCTCACCATGAGCATAAGGAGTCTCGCCTTCTCTCAGTATATCACCAAAAGGAGAAAGATAGTAGAAATGCCAGTAATCATCCATAAACCACTCGGCATCAATCAGAGGAATATCCTCTTCCAGCATACCAGCAGCCATACCTCGCCTGATTCTGTCTCTATTCTCTGCATCTACAATATCAGCCTTATCCTCAATGTCGATTTTGAAATCATCGCCATTGTTGTAGTCGTGGCATCGGTATCTCGGTTTACTCTCCTTGCGCCAAACCTCAATCACTCGGCAGAGTGAAGGGTTGGCAGGATTCATAAAGTCGATAGTCTTAGGGTCGAACTCACCGAATCGCTGGGTGCAGTCTGCAATCACGAAATCTCGGTTAGCCGCCAACCGGTATATCTCCTTCAACTTACGAGCCTCAGCAGGAGACTTGGCAAACTCTCTCAGCACGTTGCCGATGGTAATGTCATGCACCTCACCCAAGCAACTCACGTCCCAACCACGGAAATCCCTCATATTGTTGTCTATGAAGAAATTATTCGGGTTCACGTAGTCCGTCCAGCAATCCAACCTACCTCTTCGCCATCCATACTTTTTCTTATAGATGGCAGCACCGCTAATCAGGAACTCTTCCATGGTTCGGGCATCCAGTTCCGTCTCTCGGTTCAGTTGTCGGTTACATTGCAGCACCACGCTCATGGTCTCGCCATAACGTTTCTCATCCTTATCTCTAGCATTGCACGTAGGTTCCTTGCTCTGGGAACGATATACACCCAGCACATTCTTCACCAACCTACGGATAAGGTTGTTCTTCAATGGTTCGCTACCCTGCTCACGGATATAGTCTTCCTCCCTGATACGCTTAGTAAAACCGCACTTGCTTTTGAACTCAATGGTATCGCCCCACTGGTCTCCATAGCAGTATCGCTTGTTTCTCTGTCTTCGCTTTCGGAAGTTATCCATGTTGTTGTAGTATCGTTGAGCCTCTAGCAAGATAGAGAAGGCACGCTCGTATGGCTTGTCAAATCGGTTCTTGGATGCCTTCACGCTATCCAGTTCTTCCTTGTCAAGCACCCTGCTCAACGATAGTAGTTTGGTTTCTTCTTTCTTCTTTGCCATAATTTATGATGTTGTAGGTTCAACAATATGTGCCAACTTTCTAGCCACTCCAAGGAATCCGCTTGCAGTATCGGTATCGCCAAGGCTGATACAAGTGAGATAGCCAGCCATGTATAAGATGGCATCTTTCAGGACGGAAGGCAGACTGATTTTCTGTTCGGTAGTGATAGATGGAACCTGAACGTAGATGAATACCAATGTAGCATCCAGCTTTTTACTAGTATATAGTTCGATACTCTTGCCGTTAGCCGTATGCACGATAGCCGCAATCGGTCGCTCAGGATTTCCCCTGACTCCATATTTGCAGTTCTGATACTTGTAGGCATCATCACTCTCTGAAATGATTTCGGCAGGACGGTTCCAGCCTTCTGCCTTCACAGAAAGGATTCTCAGCATATCGGTAGGCAAAACCATCTTACCCACGTAATAGCCGTTGCTATCCGTCCACGTTACAGCATTCGTACACGAAGTACCTTCCACCATATCCTCAGGAGCATCCGAAAGAATGATTCTTGCTGCATCTACGATTTTACTCTCAATAAGTTCTGCTTGCGAGAGTGTATCAGAATCGCTAGGAGCCAGCAAGCCAGCAGACTCTTGGTTTCTATCCAAGAGCACCTTCACCTCTTTCACTAAATCAGATACAGCATATTCTACCATTACTCTAAACCTTCTAGTTCAACACCCTTTTCCTTAGCAATCGCCAAGATGTCTTCCTTGGTCTTCATCTTGGAACGGCTCACACCATAGGTCTCAGCCAGATAGTCCTTGGCATCCTCAACGTCTGTCACTACGTGGGTCTTCTTCTCGTCAGCCACCTTCTTCTTTGCCTTGGCAGCAGCCTTCTTCTTGGCTTCCGCAGCTTTCTTCTTCTCGTCAATACTCTCCACCAAGAAGAACTTGTCGTTGAACCAATAATGAGACTCGATAGCCTTCTGTACCTTTGGGTCTCTTGTCATATAGACACTACTGCCCGTGCTCTTACCCTCAAAGTTAATGCGCATCCGCTCATTACCTACCATAACGCTGAATGCCAAATCAGTACCAGCTTGATATTTATTAAACATGATTATACCTTATTATATATGTGTTACTAAAAAAGGGATGGGGCTAGTGCCCACACCCCTCACTATTTAATGAATAATTTGCAATTCTGCTTGCTGTTAGGCAGTAGCATTGGTTTCCTCTGTATCAGAAGTGTCATCTGTAACAGGAACCGCAGCAAGGCGCATACGAGCATGTGCCTTAGGGTACTTCAAGTACAGACAAGCTACCTCCTGAATAACTACTGCATCGGTGTTACGGATGCCAGCCGCCTTCAAATCGAGAACGTTTCGTGTCCAAGACAAGTGTACTCGCTTAACCAAGAACTCAGGGTCAAGGGCAAAGCCACAGTCACTCATACCGAAGAGGTCAAACAACTCAGAGTGAATCATCAGCACCTCACCGAAGTCGGTCTCCCAACTCTTGAACTTCAATTTCCAAATATCAACGGTGTCCTTCAAACGGAACTTGTCGGAATCAATCTTACTGAATGCGCTCACGAAGTCAGAACCAGCGATAATCACCTTGCGCTTGTTGCCGATACCAGTACCAACAAACAAATCCTTGGAAATGTCAACCAACTCCAAGTCGGTAATCACTCGCTCATTATTGTTATAGCCCTTCTTAATATCGTCAGCAGTAGCAACATGACCTACCTCAATATCCTTACCAGCCATCCACCAGATACCCTTAGTAAACCACTGGGCAGAACCATCCTTGATTTCGTGCTTGATGCAAGCCATATCACCGAAGAGATAAGTACCCTCCATAGCAAGACGCATATCATAGATGCTATCCTCCTCAATGTCCGAGAAGTCCCAATCTACTCGCTTAGCAGCTATCTTGTCGAAAGTGGTCTGCTCGACCTGAATCATGAAGTTCTGACAATACTGAACCTCATTAGAAGGAAGGTTGTTGAAACGACCCGTCTGAACGTCCATTTCGCCACAACTCTTTGCCATACGGATAAGTTTCTGACCCTTCTGCAAGGCTGGAATACCGATAGCCTGCTTATTGACCAACTTACCATTTACAGCATACACAATCGGATAACCTTCTGTGTCCTTACCGCAAACGCAGAGTTCCAAATCAGGAGTAGGAGCATCAGTAATGGTAGAATATGCAACACCCTTATAGTTAGTAATCGCCTTCACACCTACCACTCGGATGGTATCATCCAGCGTAAACATGGTAGGGTCTTCTACCTTCAATACCATAGATGTACCAGTACTCTCCACCGTTGCCTCCTTCACGGTTGTCTTGATAGGGCGTGTACCGATACTCCAATACTCAACTACAAACGAGTTGGCAGACTTGGTTGTCGCATAGCGTGAAATCTGGTCAACTGGAGTAGCCATCGGGCGAATCTTGGTAATCTTCTCATCAATGTCGTTCAGGTAATACTCCGTGCCATTCTCGTTAAAATGCTCACGTCCCTGAGTCTCGCTCTTGATACCTTCACTCTGACGAGCAGCACCGCCATTGCCAGCTTCACCAGCAGCAGGAGCACCACCAGCCTCAGCAGCAGAACCACTCTCGGTACTACCGCCATCAGGAAGAGACGCCTCAGCCATGATAACCTGACCATTCACTCCAAAAATAACTGCCATGACCATCAGAAAGACGGAAAGCAGCCGGTTAAATGTACTTTTCTTCATTGTTATTCTGAATATTAATTAAACATTATATATTATCTTTTCACCTTGTCGAATTATCGAATGTGTGTTCTCTTCTCGTTGCCACGCTCCCAGACGTTACCCCTTCGTGATACCCTGCCCACAGCACCAAGGTCAGGCTGGTTATCCGTCTGCTTGGTCTCTGCATTGGCTGAATCAAGGTCAGCAGTACCATCGCCCTTCTTTCTCAGTTCAAGGTTCTTTACGTGCTTGCTGTTCTTACCACGAACCTCACCTTCATGGGCTGCATCAGCCACATCAGTATCATGGTTCTTAGCCTTGATGAAAGCAGTAATCATTTCCTCAGTAAACTTGCCAGTCACCACATTGCGCATGGTCTGAAAGCACTGGTCGATGGCATCGTTCACAGCTTCCTCGCCATACTTCTCTTCCAACTTGTCGAACACCGCATAGCTGGAAGGCATGTTCTTGTCATACTCCTCCTGCAATTTCTTGCCGTTGGCAGCATTCTGCAAGAACTCCGACTGAGCCGATGCAATCTCATCCGCATTGTCAGGGTCTGAATAGTAATCAATGGCATCCTCGCCATGGGTACGAATCAACTCAGCGTAAGGACTCTTGCCAGCCTTCATCGCTTGCAGGAAGGTAGCCGCCTCAGGGTCACTACCCAGCCAATCGCCCATCGCCTTTTCGTTATCCTTGTAACCCTGCAAAGCCTTCTGGTCGGCATCATAATCATCGTTGATGGCTCCATACATAGCCTCATCATCCGCATACTCAGTATCAGGATGGCGGGTCTTCAAACGCTCCAAAGCCAAGTCTCTCTTGGTCTTGGTGTCTTGCTGTTTTGCAGCACCAGCATTCTGCTCAATATTTGTATTATCGTCCATATATATATGTGTATATTTATAAATCAATGCCCAAAATTAATGCTTTTTTCCGATTTTCATCTTTTATCCGTTAATTTAGTCTAATCGGATGCGACTAATTCAATACTTTTTTGTATATTTGCAGGGTCAGATATGAAATATAAGGATTCACGATGCTATTTTATAGAGGAACGTGATGCTGATTTATTGAGGGCTTACAAAGAAATTATTAATGTAAGAGACAATATCAGACTCTCAGAGATTGAGGAAAAGCTAGCCCAATCTCCGAGCAGAAGATTTTGGGTTTCAGAAGACCGTGCTTATATAGTCATATTAGACTTACTGAAAGGTAAACCTCTTGATAAAATGATTCCTACCCGAAAGGAAATGTATCAGGAGATTTTCAGACGATTCCAGATTCATAAGAGTAATGAACCATATATCAGTAATATGGATATTATCAAACGTGTATGTGCTGAAAAAGCACCCAGTTTCTATTTGACTCCTCAAAGCATACACGTAATTCTTAGCAGGGTGAGAAAGGAGGAGAAGCAAAGATGCTACGAGAGACGAAAGAGAAGATTGCGCTTTATGCTGGGTACATTATAATAATGTGTATCACTTTTCTTGGATATGATGGCATGGGTCTCTTTGACGATTGTTCTATTCAGAACCGACTAAGCTACCCTTTCTTTCATCAGAACATCTTTCATGCTGCCATCAACCTTTATGTTTTCCATCAATGCTACCGAGCCATCCCTTGTGGCATCGGTCACTTGGTGGCATTCTATCTTATAGCCATCAGCTATCCCTTCACCTCATCCGTGCCAATCATCGGTCTTAGCGGATTTATCTATGCTTACATGGGCTTTATCGCCCCTTACGTGGAAAATAAGGTAAGATACAATCTCACCATTCTCCTATATATCTGTGTTGGAATCTTCTTCCCTTGCATGGCAGTTGGAGTCCACATCTATTGCTATGTACTTGGTCTGTTGTGGGGTTATTTAAATGCACCGCTATGCCAAGACAAGTAACCGCCAAACTGACTGATGCACTCGATAAACACGTATTGGGCATCCTGAAAGAGAACGAGAAACGAATCAAGGAAATCAACACACCATTCAATCCCATCAAGGGTGAAGGTTGTGGAGATAAGCGATTCCTGCTCTTCCTTCCTGATTTCCCGATTCAGAGACAGCAGCTTCCAGTTTCGATGAAGAAGATTCCGCTCGTCAAGATGCTCATCGAGTTTGGTAGTTGCAAGGCAGTAATCGAGGAACTGCATAAGGATATAGACGAACCATACGACCTAGAAGAAGAGATTGAGCAACTGGTAGAGCAGTTCACTCGCATCAAGATGAAACACGACCCATTCTTCTTCTTTGCCACATTCATCTATATCAAGCCGAAAGGTGGAGGTCTTCCATTCCGCTTTGTGCTAAGAAGACCTCAGCGAAGACTGCTCAGGTGGCTGGAGGAGCGAAGAAAGAAGAATCGCCCTATCCGTCTCATTCTGCTGAAAGCCCGACAATGGGGAGGTTCTACGGTTATTCAGATGTACTTCCTCTGGCTGCAACTCATGTGGCAGAAGGGCCTCAACTCGCTCATCGTGGCTCAGGTCAAGGACACAGCAGAGACCATCCGAGGAATGTTCGAGGAAGCTCTGAAAAACTTCCCTACCAAGTTCCTATACGAAATGGGAGAAGCGTTCTCAGAGAACGAACCGAAGTTTGTTGGAGTGGGAACATCTGGTAATGTTAAGAAGGTTCCTCAGCGATTCTGCAAGATTAAGGTGGGTTCCATGGAGCGACCACTATCAGCCAATGGTGAAGACTACAACTTGGTTCACCTTTCCGAGGTTGGTTTGTGGAAAAAGACGGATGGTAAATCTCCTGAGGAGGTAGTACAGAATGCTACCAATGGTATCTTGTATCGACCATACACGATGATTGCCTATGAATCCACCGCCAATGGTACTGGCAACTTCTTCCACAAGGAATGGATTGCCGCCAAAAAGGGACAATCTCAGTTTGAGCCGTTCTTCGTTCCTTGGTTCGAGATATACGATATGTATCATCTTGAATTTGAAAGCAAGAAACAGAAGGTAGAGTTTGCCAAATGGCTATACGAGAACCGCAATAATACCAACACGATGTCCGACCGAGAAGAGCCAGGTACCTATCTTTGGAAGTTATGGACACTGGGTGCTCCACTCGAAGCCATCAACTGGTATATTGCCGAGCGCAGGAAGTTCACCGACCATGCCGATATGGCTGCTGGCTACCCTACCGATGATATTGAAGCATTCAAGCATTCAGGAGCCAAGGTCTTTGCCGAAGACAAGGTTGACAAGTTCCGCAAGGGATGCCGAGCACCTAAGTTCATCGGTGATGTTTATGGTGATGGCTACAAGGGCAAGAAGTGTATGCAGAATGTCCGGTTCTGTGAAGACAAGCAGGGGCAGTTGTGGATATGGAGCAAGCCTGAGACCTTTGATGATTGCAAGGTAATCAACCGCTATCTGGTCGTAGTGGATATTGGTGGACGTAGCAAGAATGCCGACTGGTCAGTTATCTGTGTCTTCGACCGCTATTGGATGATGGAAGGTGGTAAGCCGTATGTGGTAGCCCAATGGTATGGGCACATTGATATGGACTTGCTGGCATGGAAGGCTGCTCAGATAGCCAAATACTACAACGATGCTCTGTTGGTGATTGAATCCAACACCTTGGAGACGAAAGACAAAGAGCACATCTTGGAAGGTGGTGACCAGTCTGAGTTCATCCTGAATCAAATCAAGGACGTATACGACAACCTCTATGCACGCAAGCAGAGCGAATCAGACATCAAGAATAAGGTTCCAGTGAAGTACGGATTCCATACCAATGTAGCAACCAAGCCGATGGTTATCTCTGTACTGGTTCAGGTTATCCGTGAACAACTCTATGTAGAGCGAGACGATAGATGCTTAGATGAATATCTCACCTACGAGAAGAACGGAACGGTATACGAGGCAGCAGACGGAAAGCACGATGATTTGCTCATGACCAGAGCCATCGGACTCCACATCTGTTTCAATGAAATGGAAATGCCTAAGATGATTTCCATTCAGGCAAGAGTAATGAGAAGAAAGGTTTCTGTTTCGGCAGCAACCATCATATAGTTTCAAACAATTAATAATTACGATTATGAAAGTAACAAAGATTTTCAAGCGCATCAAGTGCGAAATCATGTACCGCCAAGCTACGGCTAAGGCAGACTACGCATCCAAGAAGAACAATGGTGAAATTTTCTACGTCCTTCCTACGCAGAAGGGCAACCTCATGATTATGAACCGCTCACTTTTCGAGGCATTCAAGAAGACCAAACTGGTAGACAACGACATGAAAGTCAGAGACCTCTTCAAGGATTGTGTCTATCATACCAACTGCAAGAGTGAGAAGGGAAAGCGCAGCCGCAAGCGCAAATTTCTCAGATGGAAGGGCTTAATCTAAAATTTTTCTGCCCTAAATAAACGGATAAAAGATAGGTGGAGAAAATTCTGCCTATCTTTGTCTATTATTAATAATGTATACGTATATGGATATTTATAAGATTGTTAAAGGTAACAGCTTCGACCTTTTCATCAAGCTACAGAAAGCCTACATCAGCAAGAATAAGCAGATGTTGGAAGATGTTGACGTGGCTGCCATCAGTAATCTAGAAGTACATCTTACTGATGCCTTTGGAGAGTGTGTAGCAAAAATGCCTTTTGTTCAGAGCGGAACAAATAATAGTGAAGTGGAACCGAGTGATATATGTGTCAAGTTCCCACCATTTCTAGAAGAAGGACTATATGGCATTACCATTCGTGGCAAGTACAACGGAAACGACATCTGTAGCATCGAGCACCGCCTTTTCCGTATCGTTGAGAGAAATGGTAAGTCTCATATTCCTCTCGGCATCGTAGAAGGTGAAATGGGAGGTATGTACAATGCGAAGTACTGGATAGAACTGAACAATCAGAATGATGCTGATGTGGACGATACAAATGTATATCTGGAAGCGTCACCTTCTGTTATTGCTTATGATGGAACAGAACACACCATTAAACTCTCATGGCAAATTAGGAAGAATGGTATTGATGCTATTCCCGACAATATTAAGATTATTAACGGAAGTAATGTCATTGAGCCTAAGACAACTGATACGTCAGTCAATGTTTTACGTTCACAAGTAGGTTCATACGCATTCCATATCATAGTCACGCTGAACGGAAAAATATATAAAGCAACTGCTTTTGTTACAATCGGTGCAAAGACTATGTATGGTGCATCATCTTTATCAGATGCAAACGAACTAGACCTATCTGTACTGAACGGAAGTAATACTTCTTTGGTCAATCAGACGATAACGGTTACTACAACAGATGAAAACGATGTAGTTTGGTTTGTTTCAGACACTCCATTACAATTCATTCAGGGAAACATCGAAGCTGATTTCCACGAAACGATTATTGGTACATTATATTATTATAATTCAGACCCACTTATTGCTGGTGACAATACTTATACAATAAAAGCAAAATAAATATGGTAAAATTAGGTAGTACGCTAGAATCTTCAAGAAAAGACAAAAGGCTAGCAAATTCAGATAATATATACGATAAGAGACTAGGCAAAATGCAGGAGGAAATCAACCAAGAGGTTTCTTCTCTATCTCCCGTTGACGAAGAAGACCTTACTAGGGCATTCAATGAGAACGGACGTTCAGTAACCAAATTTGCCGACCGTTCCTATTCCCCTCAGAATTTCAGCGGCAAGGGCTACAAGATTCTTCGCAAAAATATCAAGCCAGTCTCTCTTGCCATAACTGAAATAGTAGTATCATCAGTCCCAAAATCAGATGGTTATCTGGCATTCATCATCAATGGTGTAGAAAGCCATGTAGATGTTGTTGCGTCAACAGATACGACAACAGAAAAAGTTGCAGCGAAAATTGTTTTAAAGCTAGCCGAATCGATGGTAGAGTATGAGGTGAGTCAAAACGCTTCAACTATTACTCTTACTCGCAAATTTGGTGGTGAAGTCTCTGTATCATCTTTTAGTGCAGTTAATACTGGTGCATCATGTTCAATTGCTGATAGTACCAAGATTGAACTCCGCAATATTCTAACGCCCGATATGATTAATCAGCCTAATACTATCTATGAAATTAGATATATTTTTGATTTGTCTGGAGGGCGCATAGTCCTTCCTGTAAATTGTGTTTTATTTTACAACGGAGGTTGTTTTGAGAATGGAAAGATTCAAATCCCATCAGATTTAAAGATATTGGGTACACCGTTGATTAAAGACGTATCCGTTGATAGCATTGACAAAGCAATAGGGTTAGAAGGGGCAAATATAAATGTTGACATGTTTGGTGCAGACCCAACAGGTTTACGTGATTCTACAAGTGCAATAAGACTAGCAGTAATCACAGCTAATATTCTAGGCAAAGAAGTAAATTTTACACCAAATGGAAAGTATCTTATTACTGATTCTATTTATTGTTTTACAAATACAACTCTAAATGGAAATAATTGCCAAATTTTGGCAAATGATAAAAGATTAGCAATTCATCCATTTAAATCAGATTCTATTTTTAGAAATTTTGACCAAGAGGCTAGTGGTTCTGCTTATAATAGCGATGGTGATAGGTTTGTTTATGGAACAGCAAATATTCGTATAACTGGTTTCAATTTTGATTTTTCAAACATCAGTAATTTGGAAAGAGTGGACAATGGCTATTCTTACCCTAGAGGAATTATAGCCTTATTTGATTGTTATAATGTTGAAATATCAAATTTGAATATTATAACAAATGTTGAGCCGCAACCTATATGGCTTACAGATTGTAGTGGAAAGGTTGTTTTGAGAGGTAACAAATTTAAAAGAAATTCCTTATATAATACTGCTTCTGGTATAGCTCCATGTGAAGGTGGATGGTTTTGGTTTTATCTTTTAAGAAAGTCTTGTGATATAGTTGTCATAGAAGATAACTATTTGGAATGTAGATGGGATGAAAATATACATTTACAATGTCATAAATACAAGGGGGTATATGGAGATTATAGTACATCAAATTATGGTTTTAAGAATGTTGTAATAAGAAACAACTATATGTCGAATCCTGATGTTATGTGTATTTCCATAGGTACAGAGAACTCATCTATTCCTACAATATTCAATATTGACATTATTGACAATATAATATTTGGCAATATTGATATAAAAGGAGGAAATTACAACAATATAAATATTAGAAACAATAAAATATCTAATGAACTGTGCACAAAAGATAAAAAGGAAACAAACGGATATTACGGCAAATCGAATATCTTATTTGACCTGAACGATAATAACACCATATTATGCGAAAAACTTAATATTAAAAATAATTCCTTTTATCTGAAAGAAATTGGTGACGATATATCTATTGGTGATTATTCCTATATAGCGCATAAAACTTCAAATAATTGCAAAATAAATAATTTGTTTGTTACAAATAATATATTTGAATCTAACAAACAATTAGATATAGCAATTAGATTGTTTGTTAGCGTTTATAAAAGTACATTTACCAATAACAAAGTTAATAATTGTGATTCTGTACTAAACATTCATCCTGTAGAACAATTAATTATTGATTCTAACATTTTAAAGGATGTTAGTAACTTATTCCTTTCATACAACATGAATGAAGCTATTGGATTTATTAAAAACAATATCATAAAAAGTTCTACTTTTAAAATTGTGAAAAATGACGTATATAATTATGATACAACTAATAGAGTAATTTTTAAAGGTAATATTTTATCTATACGACCACAAGATTGTACAAATCTAAATTCAGGAAAGAGCATATTAATATTGGAAAATTGTTATGCTAAAGAAACATACACAAATTATATAATTTCAACATATTTCCCTTTTGGTGATGATAGCAATAAGCCAGTCAATAAAATGGGGGCTTGGTATTTCAATACGTCAAATAATACTTTACAATATCAAGCCCATTTAAACAAATGGTTGAACATCAATGCTTATGAAACAAAAGTAAAAACTTTAGGTGCAACTTCTGATAGACCAATGACACCTAGAGATTTTATGTTTGAAGGCTTTCCTTATTATGATACAGATTTAAAACGAATAATTTATCATTTCAACAATGAATGGTATTTTTCTGATGGAACTTTTGCTTATAATGCAAAAGTAGGTAATAAAGAAGAAAGACCAGCATCAACAAATCTTGGTACGGAATATTTTGACACTTCTTTAAACAAGCCAATTTGGTGGAATGGAAATAGTTGGATAGACAAAGATGGAAATCCTGCTGATGCCAAGAAACAAGGAACAACTGAAGAACGTCCTACAGCCATTAATATTGGTTTTATCTACAAAGATACAACTTTGAACAAACTTATCATTTGGAGTGGTAGTTCATGGGTAAATATGGATGGAACTAAATTAGCAACTTCAACTTCAAGTGAGCCGAGTGCAGAGAATCCTTCGTAAGCAATCAGCAAATGAGCAAAGCAGACAATATACAAGAAGAAGGGTGAGTCGAAAGATTCACCCTTTTCTTTTGCAGCAAGACTTCGCCCCATAAATATTATCAATACACCTTGAAGAACTTCTCACACAAACTCCCCATCATGTAGCATGGTTCCTCGCTCAGCATATCTATTCCATCCTGCTCACAGATATGCGCTACAACATGAAGAAGCTCATGACCTATCGTATTGATGACGCTGCCATCAGATTTACACTACCCAATAGCAAGAACACTCCTTCTTTCGGATAGGTTGGAATAGGTAAGCCCCCTATCTGCACTCTCCTTGGTTAGATGTTCGTATGCTTCTGATAATGGATTTCCGTTGCATCCAATATCCGAAAGAGCATGGCATATCTCATCGGCATCAGGTGGCTGATAACCTATGAAACATACTATGCTCCATTCGTACTTCGGGAGTTCAATCACTCTTCTCATCATAACACATCTTCCCAAGGGATAGGCACACCATTATGGCAGCAGTCGGCATAGAATCGGTTGAAAATGAAGCCATCCTTCTGGTCGGCATCATCCACCATATCCTTGATAAACTGGGCTAACTGCTCCTCATCCTTGATGGAAGACTTGTAGAAGTCTGCCCTCGCCATATTCGCCACATATACATGGTCGTAGCCTATCTTATTCTTCACCTCTATTCCCTGACCGAGCAGAAGGGAATCCACCTTCTCCTTATCCCAAAACGAAACACTTACATCACGCTTGGAGGAAGGGTCATACTTGTACATCTGCTTAACTGCCCACTCACACATTTTTTTACTGAAATGATAGCCATTGTATCTGAGATAGGCAACCATCGCCTCAGGTTTGAGGTCATACATATCCAATGGCATTCTGCATTTTCCCATATTGCTGAATATTAAAGGGAGTCTGGTTCAGACATAAATGTCGCTACCAAAACTCCCAAGTTAAACACTAGCGACCGCCACCATTGTAGCCGCCACCACCTCTTTCACCATAGCGGTTCGGGTAGTTCCAATCATCGTTCACGTTGTTGAATCTACGTCTGTTCTCACGCTCTTCACGTTCCTCACGCTCTCTTCTCCAATCGTCACGATAATCAGGCATACGCTCACCCATACGCTCCTGCTTCATCTTTTTCAGACAAGACATAGCCTTGCTGCCAAAACCAAGCATAGACTCGATGTTGTCATACAAATCATCGAACTTATCTTCTGTAATCTCAATCATTACCATAATCATAAGATATTAAAGTGAATAGATAAGAGATTACTTGCTCATGGTCTGCTGGAGCCATCCCATCATCTTATCAATCTTGCCCTCAATACCTGAAACCTTACCTTCCAGTTTATTGATTTTCTCGGTCTGTTCCTTATCCTTGGCTATCTGGGGGTTGAGTTGCTGTAGCATTCCCTCACAAGATTCTACTACCCTCTTGTTGTAATCTACGCTCTCCTTACTTCTCAGCCTTCGCCTTCTGATTAGCCACAACCACCTTGTTAGCCTTCTCCAGCACGGAAAGAATCTTCTTTCTAAGTTCACGAATCTGCTTCATGTCCTCAGCGTTGTAGGCATCCTTGCCATCATCCAAGAAACCTTTCTTCAATTCGGATATTTCCTGCTTATCAAGAGAAATCTCGTCAATGGCATCAATGGCTGCCTTGTTGGTGTTGTAGTAGCTATCGCTCTGACTAGGAGCCGTATCAACCAATAGGTCGTAGGCAGACTTGAATCCGTTCAACTTAGTGTAGAGTTGTTTCAGCTTCAAGTCCTCGAAATCATCCTTCGGAGTAGCATGAGCCTTATATATATCCTCGGCATTCAACTTGTGAGGTCTATACTCCTCCCCACTCTCCTCAGCACGTTCCTTCTTCTTGTCTTCCTCATACTTCTTCACCTTCACATCATCCTGCTTGTACTGCTTATACTCCTCTGAGCCGTAGAACCGCTCCAGCAGGGAGTAATCTCCATCCACCTTAGCTTGTTTCTTCAACTTGCTCAGGGTATTGGCTGCTCGGTCGTGATTCTCCTTCATATCCCAGAACTCATCACCTTGTTTCTTAGTAACCGGTCTATCATCAGGATTGCTGACGAACTTGCTGAATAATGGAATATCAGCAACCTTGATTTCCTTCGGGTCGTTGAGTGACTTGGTAAGCACACCGAGAACCTGACTTCCCATGGTGTAAGCACCACCGAGATAAGAAGACAATACATGGTCAACCACAGCAGGGTTATTCAGGTTATATCTTGGGTTACCCAAAGCATCCCATTTGTTCTGCTGCACATCAGGATAATCGTTTCCGATTGAGTTCATCATCCTTGATACACGAACCAACCAATCAGGAGTACCCACGTATGCCTTGGTAAAGTTAGGGTCATACTTATTGTACTCTGTCTCCTTGAATAATGGCTTGCCAGTAAAGTCAACATTGAAAGCCAACTCAAAGACTGGACGGATGGCATTCGGCATCAGACTGACAGCAATATTTCCGTCATATCCAGTAGGGTCGAGCGGAAGCATATCCACCACCTGACCGAGCAAGTCTTCTGCATACTGGCTCCAACTCTCCTCAGCCAACTCGCCACCCATCATCTTGGATGCAATCATATCGCCTACTCCATAGAAAGCACGGAACTCCTGAGCAAGCGGAATCTTCACGAACTCATGGGTAGTAGGAACCCACATAATAAAGTTGTTTCGTCTATCCCACTTGGTGAACTGCCAGTACTTATCCTTATCATCGTCACCTCCCAACAGACTCATCAGGGCAGCGTTAACGACAGGAACCAGCACGCCACTCGCCAACCATGATGCAGTAACAGCCGTGAACTTGAAAGGATGATGCTTGGCAAGCGCACCCAAGGTCTGCAAACTCTGTACCGCTGGGTTGATGAAGAGATAGAGGTTTCTAACCATCTGCCAGCCATATTCACCAGTACCCTTGCGGTTGAAGTTCAGGGTCACGTCCTTGGCATCATTCACAGCCTCATCAATGGAACGTCCATACTGAATAGAGGTCATGTAAACCGCAAATCGGTTACTATCCTCAATCATTCTGTTCAGGAACTCGATACTATCCATGATGGTATGCCCTACCTTTACTGGGTTCACCTTCCATCTATCCAAATCCTTCAAGTCATTCTTGAATTTCTTCTTCAAGTCTTCCACATCAAGCGAAGAAACAAAGCCAGTTTCGCCACCATTCATCATGAAGTCATAGAACATCTGTTCCTTTGGTGTAGCGTTTCCGTTGTTTACCTTATCTCTCAACTTGCCGTTCTGATAGTCTCTCAGCATGAAACCGAGATTCCAAGAGGTAGCAAGATTCTTTCTGAGCAGATAGTTGTACTTTGCATCCTCACGTATAGCGGTAGATGCCAGCGTCATGGTCAGGTCTCGGAAGTAGTTGGAAGGGATGAAGAGAGGTGAAAGACTGGTATAGGCAGCAGCCATCTTTCTGCCCAACCAAGCAGCAGCCCTATCCAATTTGCCGCTCTGAATCTCTCTTACTCGGTGTGCTCTGGTATTGTTCATCGCCTGAGCCAACTGAGGGTCACCATTCACGTAGATAACATACCCCTCGCCATCCTTCATCACTCGCACCTCATGTTCTCTCTCCTCGCTATGAGTCTGAGGATAGGCAATATTCAAGCCGTCTCTCTTTTGGGTAGCATCGCCAGTCTGCGCCATCTGCTCCATCTTCTTCTCGAAAGCATCAATGGCAGCTTTCACCTGATTGCTATTCATCTGAGAAGTAATCTGAGGTGTAGCAGGAATCCACTCTTCGTTGCCATTATCATCCACACTCTTCACATACCAAGCCTTGCTCAGGGTAAGAAGAGAGTTCGGATGATTCTGAGCCAAGAGCATCAGGTGTTGTTTCACCCAGTTCTTGTTGTTCAGCAGGATTCCACTCTCTGCCATGTTCTCGATGTAGGCGATAGGGTCATCAGCGATGGAGGTTCGTCCGTTTGCCTTCTTCAATGTCTGATTAAACGCACCCTTGCCGCCACCGATATAGTCCCATACTTGGTCGGCAGTAGTGCCATCCCAGCCACGGAGAGGAATATAATGGCTATACATATCACGCACATACTGATAAGTATCTTTGCTCATCATGCCAGCCTTATAGCCATCACGGAGAATCTTCTTTGTAGCCGCATTCGTAGCATTCCATAGGTCTTGCACCTCAGCTACGTGACTACTCTCAATATCCCTTACCAGTTTGTGGGCAGCTTCCTCAAAGTCTGAGCCACCGAAGAGAGCAGACAAGCCTGAGTAATCGTAGGCGATACCATTCTCATCATAACGATAGTCCATATAGGAAGGAGAGTATTTCGTTCTAAGAGCGTTATCCCTCTGTCTCCAAGTAGTGAAATCCACTCTTCCAAACTCCAAATCGCTATCATTTGTAATACGGTTCATATCGCCCTTGTAAGCCCTGTATGCCGCACTTCTCTGAGCCACGTCCTCAAAGTCAGCATCCAGTGACTTCTTGAAAGCCATCTGAGCATCACGCTCCAAGCCATGCTTAGCCATCATGTAGATACGGACATTATCATAGCTATCACCCAGTATCTTCTTCATCTGGTGATAAGCCTTTCTCAATGGCTGCAAGAACTCATTGTTGTACTCCTCAAACTCGTTCTTTCCCTTGCCATGACTGCGGTTCTCGGCAGTATAGGCATCCTCAGCCATATTCAGGCGGTCAACACCCACTTCATTCATAATAGCTTCCTGAGCCTTACGGATAGCCAGCATACTATCTTGGAAGGCGATACGTTTCAGAACAGAGCCACGCTGCAACTCTCGGTTGAACTCTCCAAGGGCAGTATCATCACTCAGAAGATGCTGCTCGTAGGTTGGAGCAGTCTTCCACAAAGCCATCTGTTTGCGGTACTCGTCAACTCTCCTCAGGAAGTCAACGGCACTCTCACCAGCATTGCGTTGTGGGATGGTTGGTCGCTGGGCATCCTTTGGCAGATTATTATCCTTCTTCCACTGGTTCAAGTCATGCTCAAACTGGTCATAGCGCAAGGAGAATCGGGTATTCCCCACGATATTGGCATTGTTCTCATCGAATATCACGTAGTTGTAATCATCTTCCTTTGCACCTCCAAAGATGGTTCCAGCAGGGTACTTGATACCAACAAATCCTGCATCACTTAACAACTTACTAGCTGCTTCTTTAGAACCAAGCATAGAGGAAAGTTCATCATACAAGTCTTGACCTCTTACCTTACCATCAACACGACTTGGATAAATGGTCTCAATAGGCTCCTTGCCTATTCTAACCAACTCCTTATTTACCTTATTCAAATGAGATTTTTTCAATTTATTCTCCCAATCAAGATAATCTCCATTATCATCAGGAATATCCACATCGTAAAGATAAGCAATATCATCAGGAACAGCTATTTCCTCATTCTTCTTTGCAAGAATATCGCTAAGTTCCTTCAAATTATCATCATCAGGGAACATTTCTAGAGCAGAAGAAAGGTCTTTTCTCATAGCATCCAATCCCTTATCTACATCTTTATATTTATAGATATAGTGTCTTACCATATCTTTATTGCTGTCAGACAAATCTGTCACAAATTCAAAGCCGCCATTATTTTTCCTCATTTTGGCACGTCTTGTGTAGTCCTCAGCAATTTCCTTAGAGTTAGTAACATATCCACCCCAACCGAATGCTTGCGAACCTTCACCCTCACCCATGTGGCTGAAATCGAACTTGTCAAAGCTAGCACCAGTACCATGATAGGTACGGATGCTAAACTTAGGGTCAGAGCCAGTAAGCAGAGGAGCAATCACATGCTCGGTCAACTGAGTAGGGATTCCGTTGCCGATGATGCTATGGCTCAGGTTCTCAGAGAATGGCATCTTGTAATCATCGCTCACTCCTGATACTCTTGCGAGCACTCTGCCCATGGCACGATATACCTTGCCGTCAGGCATCACAATCACATCACCGCTCTTGGTTCTGAGTGTTGGCAGGAGTTCATCAGCGAAGGCATGAGGAACCTTTCCGTCAGCGTAGGCACTTCCCATCACATATAATGGCTTGTCAATGTTTCGCCAGTCAATGCCATCAGCCTTCAAGCGAATATCCATCCAAGGAGCCACGCCATTTTTCTTCTCTGTCAGGGTCGGGATAATATCAGCCACAGCTTCATACCATCCGCTCTTGCGTGCCATCTTCTTTGGCTTTTCAGGAAGTTTGCCATCACGAACCGCACGGACAATCAATCTCTCTCGGTTGGTGTAGCCACCATAGTCAGCAGCGTTATACACATCTGCATCCCAAGTATAGCCGTTGGCATCCAGAGCATCGGTAATAGTCTTCATGGCTTCCGAATCCTTATACCCCTTCACATTCTCAATGGTCACCACCTTTGGCTTAACCGCATTGATAAACTCGGCAGTACTTGCAGCAGTCTCCTTGTCAAGTTCCACCTCAGCATGGTTACTCTTCGCCTGAGAGTAGTTCTTGCAGACTGGGCTGGCATGGAAGTACTCCACTTCACCATCTATCTGCTTAACCAACTCTCTTGGGTCAACATCACGAACATCAGCAGTAACGATGTGCTGCCCGAAGTTGTTGCGATATACACCGCTTATCTTCTCATCGTACTCCACAGCTACAACTGGGTCGATGATACCCTTCAAGCCTTCCTCAACAAGACCGCCACCGCTAAAGTAGGTTCCAGCCTTAATGAGTGTTCCATCAAGGTTCTTCAAGGAGAACTTAGGGTCACGCTCAATAGCTTCTGCAATATGTATAGCCTTCTTGTTGGCTTGTTTCCATCCCTCAGGTTTCGCCATCATAGATTTCAGAGAGAAACGAATATTGTCGCTGCTATTTATAGCTTCATTGAAGGCACGACTGCGGTCACCTTCCTTATTCGGGTCATAGTTGTACATCGGTAAGCCAGCATTCTCTATGCCCTTGCGTACATCTTCGCCCAAGTTATCAGGAACCACGGCAGCAGCAAACTCGTTTAGACGGAGAGGTCTGTTGTACTTAGTCTCAAAGTACGCACTCTTCAACTCTGTCTGTACTGCATTCTTCAAGGCATCCAGTTTCTTCATGAATGTAGGAGTAAGGGTAATGCCATATTCTTTCTTGGCATACTTCTTAGGGTCAGCCTGCAATACAATATCGTGAAGTCTCTGCTCGCCATAGAACACATCATTATACAAGAACTTGGCAAGGTCATAATAAACCTCATTCCATTTCTCGTAGAACTCTTCCTTATCCTTATTAGAAGACAACTTATCCTTGTTGGCACGCATTTCGTCTGTAGAATCAACACGACTAGCCAACTTTGCGATAAAGCTACCAAACGAGGTATATTCGCTTCCATTGGTCTGCCCATCTGCTTCTTCCCTCATAACCTTTGAAACATTTTCAAGAGTTTCAGGCACATACTTTCGGGAACCATCCCTAGTATAGCCACGGAAGATACGGTTCTTCGTTCCGAACTCATCCAGTTTGTTCTCCTGCCATCTGATGTAATCATCATAAAGACCATTCTTGTTGACGTAATTGCTTGCCTTCACCTTAGACAGATAGAAGTCATACTTCTTTGTGTCGTTGTGCTCCTTCACCATCTGTTCAACAACCTTCTTTACATCGGATTTCTTTGGTGTACCATTTTTGTTAAGAAGACTTGGCGCATAGTCACGCTCAAAGATTTCCTTAGTCTGTTTTCTTACTTGTGGATTGATAGGGCTAGCCTTAACGCCAGTCTCCTTATACATCTTTCTTCTCACCTCCAAAGAAACCTTTTCCCAAGTAGGATGGATGATGGCATGCTTAGCCAGACTTGTAACCTTTTCATTCAGTTCAGGGTCAGTCTTCATACTATTCAGAATATCCTCAGCAGTAGGATGGTCACTGATAACCTCTTTCCAGCGATAATCAATTCTAGAATCATACTCCTTAATATCAATACCCTTTTCCTTCAAGTACATCAACTCCCAAGCAGGAGCATTATTATCACTTAGGGCATCCTTTGCCTGTCTCTCAATCTCAGCCTTAGCTCCACTTGGGTAATCAAGGCTATCAACCCAGTCTTCAAACTTCCGATACCCCTTTTCACTCATTTCTCGCTCTACGGAAGGATAACGCTGTGTGTAGGCATCAGTTATCCAAGTACCGCCAGTATTGCCAGTACGCTTATCCAAAAGGACAGAAGGAGCGATGAAGGAAATCTCTCCAAAGTTGTTGTGACCACTCTTGTTGGTATCAATCACTGCCAAAGAAGGATTGGCAAAGCCACCCAGTTTCAAAGCCTTTCTCAACTTCTCCTCAGTAATGTTATGCACTCCTGCAAGAGTTTTTTCATCCTTCAATGAAAACTTTTCGCCATTTTCCTTGGTAGTTTCAGAAGAATTGTCTATCTTTGCAGCAGAGCTGAGCGGAGGAGTGGAAAGGCTTTCCACCTTATCATCTTTAGGAGTTAACATAATGAGTTCGCCGCCATTTCGTTCAGCTTGTCTTTTTATTCTCCCAAGATTTCTTTCATCAAGTGTATACCAACCAACAACTTCAACATTATTCTTGTTGTCGTTTACTTCCAACACGGTGATAGGACTTTTATCATCTAACTTGATTGCAACCCAATGGTTAGGTTTCTTTGTTGGCTGTGTATGCCCTACTAAATCTGTATTGTATAAAGCATCATTCAATACCTTTTTGCTTTCAGCAGGAGTAAACTTGTGAGCATTCCAATTCTTCTCAAAAATATTCTTCTTGATAACAACCGGCTTTCCGTTTGCTCCTATAGCTGCATCCACATTCTTTGGTATAGCAGGAAGCTCTACATTACGAAAGGCACTAGTGAAGTATTCATCCGTCAACTCATCAACGGACTTAATCTTATCCAGTTTCAAAGTACCATCCTGATTCAAAGGATTCCCCTGATTATCTTTCAACGAGAACTTTACTTTAGCATAGTCTGCAAATGGCTTTAACTTACGGTTGCTCGTATCAAGCCACTTGTCGAACTCATCCTTACTTGCTCCAGTAATATTTCCAAGACCTTGCCAACCATCGCTATAGTTGGCGAGATAAGCCTTTTTGGCATCATCCATGGAGTCATAGCCATACATTACCTTATGCTCATCAAACGAGCCATCAGGATTCACTTGGTCAACGACAAATACATCACCATTCCAATTATCAAGGTCTGCCTTGTCGTTGATAAACATATCCAGATGGTCACCATCCTTACCAAACTTTCCACGAATATAGCCATAGGTATCGTGCATGGTTACTTTCCACTCTTTTCCATCGGCATCCTTGCCTGAGCGAGTTGAACCCTTCGGATTTTCTATAGTGTAATCGTAACCACCGAACTTGATGTGTCCTTTCTTGTAGTTGCCACTCTCTTTCTGTGCATCAGATGGATTGGTTTCAGTTTCTTCAATAGCAGACTTCAAACGGAGAGAGAACTTGGTATGCTCTGTGATTCTCATATCCTCAGGCTTGAAGATAACATAGTTGGTATCGCCATTTTTAGCACCACCGAAGTTACGTCCAGCCTTGTACTTAATACCAGTAAAGCCAACAGAAGATAGGAACTTGCTTATCCCTTTAGTTCTTTCAGGCGAATCATACTCTGTTCCAGTTAACCCAATATACAGAGTACTATTGTAAACATTTTCGCCAGTCTTCTCTAAAGACTGACCTTTGCCTTCTAACTTTTTCATATCGACACCAAGACGCACCAATCCTTCACGAATGGCATCCTGCTGCTTTTTACTCAAAGTCTTATCCCAATCCAGATAGTTGCTGCCATTATCCTCAGGTATATCCACCTCATAGAGATTATGATTTGGCTCAGCCAACTTCTTCATTTCATTGTAGTAGTCAATCTTTTCCTGCTCTGTAAACTTGTCATTCATGGCTATTTGCTTGTCACCATGCAGGAATGATTCTAGAGTAGGATATTTCTTGGCGAATCTTGTGCCATTGGAACGCTGAATGCGATAATATGCCCTAGAAGGGTCATTATCCATCAGAGTAGCATAGCTTTTTCCTATCTTTTTCGATGAAGTAACGTAGCCGCCCCAACCGAACACTTGTGAGCCAGCACCCTCGCCCATGTGGTCGAAGTCAAACTCTGTGAAGTCAGCACCACTACCATGATACACCTTTAACGAGAACTTAGGAGCATCAGCTATCTCCTGATTAATGCTGTTCACAACATCATCAGTAATAATATCACCCTCCTGAATCTGCTGAGGTTCACGACCAGCATTCTTCACAAGTTCCGCTTGCTCTGCTCTGGTCAAGATACGGTTCACCTTCATCGCACCAGTAATCACCCAAGGGTCAGTCTCAGGGTTCGGGTTGGTACGATACATATAATATCCATCAGTAGGCAGATGTTTCAAGCCAGCGAGCGAATGCTGATACTTGCCCGATGGATTGATACCCTCTTGGCGAGCTTCCTCCTGATAGTCCACATCAGCAGCATACTCCACCTCAGCGAAGACGAAGTTCTTAGGGAAGAGAGTCTTGTTGCCCTCAGCATCCTTGCGGTTGAACTGGATAGCATAAGGAACTACACCAAGATGCCAGCCTGGTCTATAGGCTAGCTTACCGCTACCACCTTGTGTACCCTTGCCGCCCTGCTTAACCTGAGGTCTGCCAGTCTTGCTTTCTCCAGCGATAGGAGCAGCATCAGCATCGAGCCATACACCCACTGGAGTAGCAGCACCATTAGGGTTCGCTACCATTGGTGGATAGAGTTTGCCATCCTTCAAGACGAATACCTTGTAGCCGATACCCTTATTCTTAGGCTCAGGCTTTTGACGGAGAGAGTATGAAACATCTTCGCCAGTCTCAGAGTTTGTCACCTCACCCTTTGCAGTCTTCACGTAGGCTTGTTCGATAGAGCGGATGATGTTCTTGGTCACATCGCTATACTCAGTACCAAAGAATGCCAACTTAATCTTCTGCAATATCTCATGTATAGCAGCGAGCAGAGGATGAGACATCTTCATAGCGAGAGTGTGAGCAAGGTTCAAGTCACGAATCATTTCACCTACCGAATCAGCAACAACCTCCTCAGCATAGTAATCTCTAGCACGTCCAGAGAATCCAGCATCGGAATATCTCTTCATGGTCTCATCTACAGCCTTGTCGAAGGCATCAGAGCCATAGGTATCAATCACAAGCTGAGTCAACTCATTGTAGGCAGCAGGGTTCAGGTTCTTGATTTGGTGAGTCATTTCGTGACCGAAGATAAACTGAGCACCTTCCGTGATGGAAGAGTCAAGAGTGATGAAGATGGTACGATGCACGTTGCCATCGGCATCCGTAGTCTCCTGAATCCAGCCGTTGCCCAACTTGTCTGAGTACTGCCATTGAATGTTAGCACCCATCATCTTAGCCAGTCTCTCGAAAGCCTTGCGAGTCTTCTCGCCCACGATATTGTCAACGACCTTCATATCATCCACCTTATTCTTCTCTACGTCAGCAGCACGCTCGGCAGTTGTCTGCTGCTTGCCATTCTCCTTGGCAGAGAAAGGAAGGTCAGATTCATCACGCTCTGCGCCTAAAGGATTCTCATCAGTAGCATCCTCAGGAACATTTATATTATCATTTATTTTGTCATTTATCTTCTCATTATCCGATTCATTAGACAAATCATTAGATTCATTAGACGATTCATTATCCAACTTCTCCTCTGACTTCGCCTTCAACTCAGCCTTTTCATCCGACTTCGCCTTCAACTCGACCTCTGGCTCAGCCTTATGCTGCTCAGCATAGGCTGCATTCTCCTGAGCACGTTTCTGCTCTTCAAGTATGTTTTCAGCCTGAGCAATGCGAATATTTTCAACAAAGTTCCTCGCTTCCGATGCCTTGAAACCGCTATTGAGTACACCGATAAGTGCGTTACGAATATCCTGAGTGTCTAGTGATTCAAGGTTGGATGGACGATTCTCCCACAAGCTGTGAACGAGCGCATCAATAGTAGTTCCCTTGCCATCAGCAGCGAGCAACTGAGTTTTGGCAAAGTCTTCTCTGCTCAATCCAGTCTCCTGCTTAACACCCTTGCTTGTCTCTGTTCCCTCATAGTTGAGTGAGTGAGCACCGAGATTGCTAGCCACATACTCCTCAGCAGTAAGCGGAATTGTATCAGTCACGTCAATGCCAGTACCATCATACAGACGATGAAGGAGAGAACCGATGGTATCTCGGTAGAGTTGTGATACAGCCTCAGCATCATCCTTCACAGCACTCTTCAAGCGAGCGAACTTTCTTCTTGCCTTCTCAATGAGTTCCTTTCTGCCCTCAGCAGTATCTTCCACCTTGGCAAGTTGTCGCTCATTATAAGCATCACGAATAGCGATAGCAGAGTCATAAGCCGCCTGAGCATCAGCAATAGCCTTCTCCTTGGCATCCTTTGCAGCCTTCTGTTCAACGAAAGTCTTACCCTTCACGGTCATGTTGCTAGCCTTGTCGAGTGCCTTCTTTGCATCAGACACATATCCAGATACGATACTATCTGCATCCTCACCAAACTGAGAGTCATACAACTCAGCAGTCTGTTCGGCAGTCAGCTTCGAGAAGTCAGGATTGCCATCCTCCAACATAGGCACGATGGTTCCATCTTCAAGAGTAATGGCAGGAGCAGCAGGAGTCTGTTCTGTTGCAGGAGTCTCAGCAGATTCAGGAGCCGCGACCTCATTAGCAGGAGCCGCGACCTCGCCCTCTATTGTCGGAGTCTCCACCTCTGTCTCACCTATATTCTCCCCACTATTATCCTCTATCCTTGAGGATTCAGGCATAGCTTGTTTGTATTCATCGAGCGACATAGAAGAGATAGTTGCCACATCTTCTTTGTTCACAGCATGAGGAACAATAGTGCCATCACTCTTCAACTCCACTACCTTAGCCTTAGCACCAGCATCACGAATGAGGAACAATCTAGAGTCAGGATATTTGGTATTACCATCCTTGTCGAGCACATCAACGAGCACCACGTTACCATCATCATTGAGAATCTGATTGAAGTCAAACGAAGGTTGAGTCTCTTCTGTCTCCTGAGTCTGCTGGGCAGCACGTTCCTTCTCCATCTGCTCACGCTCAGCCTTGGCAGCCTCCAGTCTCTTCTGGTCTTCCAAGTCTTTCATCTGCTGCAAGTCTGCAAGCGAATAAGGATTCTCCACCACGTTACCATCTATAGAGATAGCAGCAGTACCATCACCATAGTCAGCCAACACCTCATAGGTATGTTCAGAACCATCAGTATCAGTCACATTGAACTGGGAGCCAACTTCAACGGTTCCATCAATGATGCCAGCAGTCTCTTTGATAGCATTCTCTTTTGCATCAGCTACCGCCTGAGCCTTCACATCATCAGCAGGGAGTTCTTCACCCAGTTCAGCGAACATCAACGCATCAGCATGTTCTACGCTATTCGTTGTCGGGTCATAGTATAGAATCATATCATCGCTATTGCTTACATCAATGGAGCCATCATCATGAGTAGCAATATTACCACTGATAATATAAACACCATAGTCTTCCAAGCCACCTGATGCTTTGATAGTAGCGTTACGGACAGAACCACGACTCTGGTCTGTGTACATATCCACTCTCTGCTCTGCCTGATGTGCAGCGAGGTCAACCTTATCTTGTGCATCATCAACCACACCTTGGTATCGGGCAGAAGACAATTGGTAGTCATAGATAGCTTGGTCAAGTTTATCATCCTGACCAGTCAGGGATTCCAGTTCCTCATCACTCATGGCAGATAGCTGCTGCTCTGAGATGCCCAAGGCTGCTGCAAGAGTCTTCATCTGGTCTTCCTGCTGAATCTGAATATCATGCTTGTCTGCATCATCAGCATCATGCCCCTCAGAATAAGCATTATCAATATCTGCCTGATGCTGCTCCTCAGGAGTTGTTGGCTCGTTAGTAATCTCCTTGGCATTCATTTCAGCAGTCTTGGCAATATTGTAGCCACGCATCTTCATCAGGTTGACACCATAGTTGACAGCAGCGTTAATCTGCTCCTTGGTCATGGTATCTCTCTTACGGAGAATGTTTGCCAACACACTACCCATCTGCTCGTTGGTTGCGTTGTCTATCTTATCCTTGATGTCTGCCCAGTTATCGCCCATAAGGTTCTGTGCATCACTATCAGCCACGTTCACCTTGTTGCGGAATCGGTAATACTGAGCACGATTGTAGATACCTTTTACTGGTCGGGAGCCAGCACCCATCGCATACATAGAGCCAACAGAGATAGCCATACCACCGATGATGTCGAGTTGCTGCTTAGCATCAAGGAGGTCACTCACCTTTCCTTCACCATCCAGCAAGGCATGAAGAGGAATACCAATTTCCTCCTCCATAACTTCCTCAGCGAAACCATTGATACCGAACTTCTCCATCCACTTCTTGGAATTGGTGTACCATCCACTCTTGCCGATATTCTTGAAGAACTCAGCAGAAGCATTCATACCATGTTTTTCCATGAAGTTGACAGCACCCTTCTTGATACCATAGTTGTGACCGAAGAGTTTTTCTGTATAGTTCTCTACCATAGCAGAGGTCATACCCTTATAGAGAGCAGTACCAATAGACTCACCACCCTCATGCAAGAGATTTCCGTTTTCATCGAAAGTGCCAAACTTATAATCACCCTTCTCATCCTGATACAGATTACCAAGATGTCGCTGCATGATGTCAGCACCAGTCTTCAACGCTTGCTCAGTTCCAGCCATTGCATACGAGCCGATAACATCGCCAGCCACAATACCAGTGTTTTTCAAGATGGCAGCACTCACCTTTCCCATGCCACGTTTAGCAGCAAATTTCAAGGCTCCACGACTGATTCCCTTGGTAATACCACCATAACCGCCAGTCAGGAAGAAGTCAGCCATAAAAGGGAGACTCTGCCCTGCAATCTTCGTCCAGCGATAGACGTTACCCATCTTCTCATCTTCGAGAGCCGTAGCAGCATCCGCACCAAGTTTACTCTTCAGGAGCATCTTATCAGAACTAGAGAGAGGAATATTGTTATCCATCTTTGTCTTGATACGTTCCATCTGCCCCATGATAGCGAAGTCAGTCAGACCGAAATCCCATGTTTTTGCAGTAAATGCAGTATTGTCAAGAGCCTTCAAGGCATCCTCACCCCAGCTACTTGTAGGATATTGTTTCACCGCTTCAAGCGCACCAATCTGCTCAGTAACCAGAGAAAGAGAGGTTGCCAACTTATTTCTATAGTCACTCTGCTCAGCAGTTCTTCCGTTACTTGCACCGATACTAGCATTATAAGAGAGCAAAGGATTTCCGTGTTGACGATTATCCTCAGCGATAAGAGTTTCAATCTCCTTCTTTCGGGCATAGGCATCAGCCAGTTTCTTGTCAAACTGCTTTTGAGCACCCTCCTCAGTAAGGTAGGTTCCATTCTTGCCGATGTTCTCCTGCAAGTCATAGTTACCATTCTTGTCACGAACATCAAAGGCAGATGGAATCTCGCCAGTATCTACCGCTACCTGATAGGCATCGTTCTGCTTGTCAAGTATAGCTTGCATCTGCTCAGCTTCAGGAAGAGAATAAACATTCTCATTGTCCGAGGTAACGTATGCGCCAGTCTTGCCAGTCTCAGGATTGTAAGCGAAATCATCCTTCACCACATTGTTTGCATCACCACCATAAGGAGTCTGATGTGTACCCAAGTTCACACGACCGAAATCCTTCTGCTGTTTCTGCTTGCGTTGTTTCAGTCTGTTGTATCTGCCAGCATTGTTCATTGTCTGCTGAGCACTAGCCGAGATAGCTGCTGCCCCAGCAGAGAAACGAGCACGGTCAGCAGCACTCATAGGAACACTACCGCCTTTTGCTCTTGATGAAGTCCTGCTTCGAGGTTCAAAGAGTGCAGAGTAGAAACGCTCATAGGTAGATGGGACATCAAAGTTCTGAGCCTTCAAGTTCTCATAGATAGCGTGTCTGTTATCCGCACCGCCCTTTCCGTCTCTTGTCAGAGCACTCTCAAACTTATTGTAATCATCAGGCACATCATAGTTCTGTGCTTTCAGATTCTTGTATAAAGTGTATAATGGTCTTTCTGCCATGATATATATATTTGTTTGTTACCAAATTCTTGTTACCAATTCTGTTACCATTTTACGCCAGTCTTCTTCTTGCCACCAGCCGAAGAACCGCCAGCCTTATGTGTTGTATGCTTGCCGCCGCCCGATGATGTTCCACCTCTAGTTGACGTACCACCAGTAGTAGAACTTCGTCTACCCTTCAATCTATCCATGAGGTATCTCACGTTAGTCTGAGTCACATTCTTGATTCTCAACTTTCTTTTAAGTTCATTTATCTTCTTCTGCCCCTCAGGAGTGTCCATCAGGTCGTAATACTCATACCAATAACCAGCAGTAGTTTGGTTACCGCCAGAAGATTTCTGAGCCTTATTAGAAATTCGTCCTTCTCGCAGTCTAGCAAGTGCATCCTGAGCAGCCCAATGACTAATCTGACCAGCAGCAAGCATCTTCTTAATCTTCAACTGATTATCTTTATACTCTGCATCATTTGTATATTTCAACTTCGACAAGTCAAGTCTTCTGTTTCCTTGGTCAATTCTCTGCTGTCCTTGGTCAGCCTTCACCTTGTTGATGTCGTTCTGCATATCGTGATACCTCATCTGCTCAGCGAGAGTCAGGTTATTCTTCCGAGCTTCCTCATCAAGAGCGAGTGCCCTCTGATAGCCAGCCAGCCACGATGCCCGATTCTTCTCTCTCTGAGAATCCATATAAGCCTTGCGTTTGTTAATCGCCTTAGTCATATCCGACTCAGGATTGTGTACCACCTTGGCACCATTCGTAGCAAAGAAAATATTGGCGAGCGCACGAAGACCATCACCAGTAGCAGCGATACGAGCCTTTGCACGCTCCTTCTTCTCTCTGTTCGCCCTCTGCTCAGCAGTCTCATTCAGTTCAGGATTCAGCATCTTATACATATCAGCATAAGACAACTGCTTAGGCTGAGGTTTAGGCTCCTCCTTCTTCACGATAGGGACAGATGGTTTATCCTCCTCATCACTTGGCGCACCCTGATTCACATCTACACCATTGGCGATAGCTTGCTGAGTAGCGATAGTCTTCTCTCTAGCCGCCTTCATCGTAGGTGTTTCATTCTGAGGAGTGGCAGCATTCATCTGGTCAACCTTCTTGCCAGCCGCATCAAGTTGCTGCTGGTTGAAGACTGGAGCCTGAGTCTGTGCCACCTTCTGAGCGGCATCCACCCCACTCTGCTGCTTGTTGAGCACACTCTGTGTAGTCTTCAAGCCATTGTTGTTTCGTAACATATCTGATGCTTTCATAGGCTATGCTTTAATCTTTTGAAGTTTAGCCCCAAGGCTATTCAAGTCACCCTCAGAAGGAAGAGCCGTAGCCTTAGCCTTCAAGCCAAGAACATCATTTGAGTCCTTAGCGATACCATTCAACTGCTCCTGAGTCACATTCATATTCGGTGCCTTCTTCGCACCACCAGCACCACTATCAATAGCTGTAGCGATATTGGCAGCAGTACCAGCCACACCAGCCACCGCATTGGCAGTATCAGCAGCCTTCTCAGCATCAATACTCATCTGCTGGTTCTGCAACTGATTCTTTCTGTTCATGTACTGCTGCTCGATGTTATCCTTTCGGGCATCATTTGCAGCTACAATCTGTGAAGTAGTATCAGCAAGAGTTTTGTTGTTCGCCTCCTTTACCGCAGTAGTGGAATCTTCCGTACCACCCATCACCGCTTGTCTACCCTTTGCAGCCTTGTTTCTGTTCTTAATCTGCTCCTGCATCTGTGTGAGCAATCGAACGGTATCAGCACGTTTGGTAGGGTCTTCATTATACTTTCTATCATACCATGCCTGATTTTCTCTCTGTTGCTGGGCAATCATCTGCTCCTGCTTTTTTCTCGCCTTGCGGTTAGCTATACCGCCAGCAATACTGCTTGCAAGCCCAAGCCCAGCACCTATTAATGCACCTATCATATATATGAAAATTTAATTATTAATAATGGTACAAAGATACAGATACCATCCGAGATTCGTATTTTATCCGTTTATTTAGGCAGGTAAGTTAACGGATAAAGTTTCCGTTTGCCGAATAATTACTATCTTTGCAGCAAAATAGTTTAGAAAATGGCAGCAGATAGAAATACAAAAGGTCAGTTCGAGAAAGGTCGAGCAAAGACTGGAGGTAAAAAGAAAGGTTACGAGTCTCCTATCAACAAGGAGTTTCGTGAGTTGTGTGCCGACTTTTCTAGAGAGGCTTGGGATGATTTCATGGCAGCTTGGTATAAGTGCGAGCCGAAGGATAAGGTAGCATCATTCATCAAGATACTGGAGTTCAACTGCCCTAAGCTACAGACCGTCACTCTTGACGATAAGCGTGAGGTTCACAATGCCCTCACGGAGAAGTTGAGACAGATGTCGGAAGAGGAAGGATAAAATGTAATTCATAATAAGAACGTTTGTTTTTTTCATAGGTTTTTGGTTTATAGGTTTTAAGATTGTTAGGATAACGAAATAGGGAATGCGTGAGCACTCCCTATTCTTTTTTTATTCACTATCAGCGACCACCTCTCGCTCTTCTATCGATCGGAAGAGCGTCGTGTAGGGAAA